AAAGATCCCGTCATAGTGGGCAATATCGAAAATAAAAAAATAGGCGTCGCGTGAGTCTTGCGAATAATAAACGATTGACTTGCAAGCCCTATTCTCCCCCTAGTCCCCTGTCGAGGCTCACACGGTCCTCACAGGGGCTCACATATTTTGGCCTATTTGTACCCCTCCTGCCTTGCGTGAGAACGTCTGGCAGGTTATGTATATAGCATACTATTTATTGTATTGAACTATTGGATGCACAATGAGACTCCTGCTTGAGAACTGGAAGAAGTATCTGGATGAGAACATCTTCTATGTTAGCATCGAAAAGCTTTTGCCCACTGAAGAGCTGGGTCACGGAAAAGATCACGATTGCCCAAGCAAGACCTGTGACGATATTATCCAACAAAAGATGGATTCTATGAAAGCTGGTGATATTAAGCCTATTGAAGTGTGCAACCAGAAGCCTGTTAACCCTTATAGGCTTCAGGGGCAGCCTTCAGCGCCCAAGACAGGTATGTCAGAGCCATTTTACTACGTCTTGGACGGCCACCACAGACTAGAAGCCGCAAAGAGGCTTGGATTGGCCAAGATGCCTGTTTATTTGACACCAAAGGAAACAAAATGAAACTCCTACTTGAAAACTGGAAGAAGTTTTTGAATGAAGAAAAAGAGTTCAAACAAGTTGATGACTATTACGAAATAGGAGTCTCCAAGTCTGAATACCATCCAGCGTGGGATTATGAACCTAATGAGAGCCCTAGTCTTCTATCACAGGAGGCTTACGAAATGGCTTTTGATGCTGCTCAAGAACTTTCAAATAAACTTGGTTTAGGTCAAATAGCCTTATACTATGTTCAGGGAGAAAGTTTTGATAATCATCTTGCTCGTTACATCAATGGAACTTATAAGTCACCGGTAATAGTTTTGTCTGATAAGGTGGAGCAACAAGAAGAAGCCAAAATAACCCTGTTTCACGAACTGGGACACGCTTATGTAGAATCTATTGGTTTGGAGATTGATGAAGAAGCAGAGGAGGATTTGGTGGAAGAGTTCGCACGACGCTACATACAAGATCCAGAATCAGGCTTGAACTACTTGAAGAACTTTGAAGGAGAAACAAAATGAAACTCCTACTTGAAAATTGGTTGAACTACCTAAACGAAGATGCAGGTGCTTCTATCCCTTGGCTTAAAGATCTAGAGGCCCTAGACGACCCGGCACTCACAGATGTAAGAAAAGCCTTCCCAGAGTGGGAGGTCTTGGGAGCCGGCTCTTATCGTGGCGTTATGGCCCCCAAGGGCGAGACTGATTATATTATCAAGATTGTCCACGACAAGAGGGATGTTGAGCAAAACAAGGGCGAATATGAAGTTTCAAGAGACTTTCCTTCCCTATTCCCCAGAGTATATGCACATCACCCTAACTTCAACTGGATTATTGCTGATCAGGTTGATGTAATTGACAGATTGAACACTAAATTCTTCCAAGCTTTCAAGGCTGCCTTCCCAAAGGTCACTGATTATGCTATGGAAGTTGGTGTAGAAAACCCTATGTTTGTTTATTACGCTCTTCTCAGCGCTGCTGCTATCGGTTCAGATCCAGATTTGATCGCTGGTCTTGACACAATGCAGCAGATGATCGTTAAAAAGATTGGAATGGATAAGATCAGTAAGATTAGAGAGTTTGGCCTTAAGAATTCCGAGCCTTTCCAGAACTTTGCTAGTGCAATTGCAAAGTACGATATGAACATTTCGGATCTTACAGTAGGAAATATCGGAATTAATAGCGATGGTAAGTGGATTATCATCGACGCAGCCATCTAGGGAGCATCAAAATGCCATTTCATAATGAATTCAGAGAGTGGGCTTCGCTGCAGGAGGCCCTTGAATTGCTCGAAGAGGGCGTCGAGAACCTTGGAATCCCCGAAGAGTCTCTTAAATATGTCGAGGGCCTAGGCGCTTTGGACGACCTGCCGAAGAAAGAGAAGGCTTGGCTGCTCAGTTTGGCCACTAAACTGGCATTTATTTCCACTCCAGTGCTAAATGGCGAAGTAAAAATCCCTTTTTTCCTTGGCGTCGACGGTATGTTGAAGACGCTTGTTCGAGGGGACATCATTGACGCCTCACAATCATACAATATTCGTAGTATGGTCGCCGACCAAATCCTAGAGCTTACATCTGGCTCTGGCGCAACAGCAGGAATTGTTGGCCTTAAGGCTATCAAGCGGCTCGCAAAGTCCATCAAAGGAATTATGGGCAAGGTTGTGCCCCGCGAGGTGGGATTTGATGTGAAATCAGTGCCTTTTTATGGCCAAGCCCTCGAAAGATGGGATCAAAAAATTGAACAAATGATTGGAATGAACTTGCTAGCTGCTCTTTCTAGGCTAACTCTTACCAATCAGGTGCTCCAATCCGACCACCGTGTTCTACCTATGCTAGCAAAAGCGTTGGCAGAGCCTATTTCGAGCGTAAAAACAACTGAAGATGTCGAAAAATTCGAAGAAATTGCAGCAGAAGCCTCTACAAAGGCGCTGAACCAGATCAAAAAGAAAGAAAGAGGCGAAACTGTCATTAAAAACCCTGATGGTTCATACTGGCAGGACCTCAAAACCACTTCTTGCCCTATTGAAGCTGCTCGTATGTCGCATTGCGGAAAAGAAGACGACCCAGAAGACGGAGTTTCACTTTATTCTCTCCGTATTAAGGGCGAAGATGACGAAAATTCAAAGTCTTTGGTCACGATTTCATTCAATAAGGGAACGAAGACGGTTTACCAAATCAAAGGATACAGAATTATTGACGGTGCGAAGATGGGTAACCACGCTCCACCGGAAACTTTTGAATTTCAAGGCAAGGAATACAACCTTTGGGACAATATTGTTAACTTTTTTAAGAAAATGGGTGTCGAATACAACCTTGAAGCTGGTGCCTACTCACAGTATGGCAGCGCTTTTGAAGAGATGACCAATTACATCGATAGCTTGACCGGCGTCGTAACTGGTAAGAGACCAGAAACTGACCTACAGTCTATGTTTGCTAACGACGAAGAGCGCTTTGGACCCGGAAACATCAATGAATCAACACAAGACTTGCTTCGATTGGCCGGGATAACAAGAAAACATTAAAAACTTCTTGTAAAGTTTCGTAAAACTAGTTATATTTGTATGAAATGGAGCTAATGTTATGCGTAGACTTATGGAAAGCTGGGGTCGCTTCGTAAATGAAGCCGCAGACAGCGGTTTGACTTCTGTAGAGATCACAGAAATGGTAAAAAGTGGTATTCTTGAGCTCGTCAGCGGCCAACTTGACGGCCCTGCACTCGAAGATGCCTTTCTTAAGTTCCGTGCGAACCTAATTGGTGAGCGAATCACTGCTGAAGAGTTCTCTGCGGCTTGCGACGACGCTATGAAGATGATTTCTATCTCAGCCGTCCCTAATAACCTTGACGGAAAGCTTGAGCGTATCGCAGATGTATGCCAACAGTTCTCTGAAGAGGGTCCAGTTGAAGAGATGAACTACCGCCAAGAGCCTGAATTGCCTAATGTTGGCAATGATATGAATAAATTGTATTCTTTGGCCGCTGAACTGGCTGAAGTTGACCTCGCAACAGTTATGAAGGTCGACAATTCTATCCAAGAAGCCTTTGCAGAGCTTCAGGAGGCCGGTGAGCTTATGGATTACACCAGTCCCGAGGCACTTATGCACGCTGCGTCTATGATGGGCGAGATTCAGGAAGAAGAGAAGTGAAAAAGCTTCTTGAAAACTGGAACAGTTTTGTATCAGAAGCAAATGAGCAGGAAGAACTTGTAGAATACGTTGTTCCTGTTGGCTATTCGCTCGAAAGATGGCAAGCAAAGCGCAAGGAAGACAAGATTACCAACGCTGATTGGCATAAAGATCACCCTGAAGCCCGTTGGAAAGTCGTACACGGCCACAAGAAGGGCGAGATCGGCGATCCTGTCAACGATAAGGCAAAGAATATGTCTTACGAAGATGCAAACAAAATGCACTCTGCTATTGCAATTAGTCAGGGCGCATAACTATTTATTTTGTAGCAAATTAGGGGTCCTCTTATGAATGTCCGAAGCCTAGGCGACAAACTAGCGCGTGCTGTTGTGGCGGAACTATCCAAATCACGCCCTCTCAGCGGAGAAAAGACGCAGAAACTAAAGAAGTTTGTTCAAGAAGAGATGGTTCAGGCCATCCTCGGAAAGATTGAGAGCCTTCGAAGCCTAAAGGAAAATAAAATGAAGATCACAAAGACACAACTTAAGAATATTATTGCCGAAGAGATCAATCGTGCCCTCAATGAAGGCCGTGGCTTCGAGGAGCGCCGTGACAACGCTCTCTACTATGCTTATGCGTCTACACAAAGGGGCGTGTACCCAGAGAAGGTAGCTGACTTGTTCGATATGGCTCTCGACAAGGCCATCGAAGCCGGTGGTGTCTCTAGCGAGACCGAGGAGAGTCGTGATGTCTTTATTGACATTGAAGATGAGATTAAGAAGGCCGAGGGCGTTGGTAGAGAAAATATTGCAAAAGTTCTTATGGCCCTTAATACTCTTGACGGTATGTCTGTCGATCAGCTAAAAGCAATTCCTCGTAGTGACGAGGCTGCAAAGGCTGCCGAGAAGAGGGCACAGCCTGAAATCAAGCGCAAGCGCGCAGTACAGGCCAAGAGATCAATTAGGGACATTATGGGTAAGCTTGATGAAGGTATGGATATTATGTCAATGATGTCGATGCCACTAGATCAAGTCGCTGGTATGCTAGATGTAGCCCCAGCTGTACTCGCAGGCGTTCTCGCTACTCTCGCAGGTAAGAGCGGTGGCCTTCCAAATATGGAAAACGCTGAAGAGAAAGAAACTGAAGACGTAATGGAGATCCCCCGCATCAAGCGAGGCTGATCGAGAAGGTTAAAATGTCTAATTTGCTTATGAAAGTAATCGCTTGGCGATTGCTTTCTTTTTTGGTATCTATGATTATCAACTGTATTCTATTTGGCGACGTGGCTAGATCTCTCTGGATCACAGCTATCGTTATGGGTATCTTTACAGTTTTGCATTATATTTTTGAAGTAACTTGGAGTAAGTTCTTCTCAAATGTTGGGGATTAAAATGAACTACTTTCGTCATCTTGAAGATGTAAATGAATCATACGTAGAGCACTTCTATCACGCTATGTGCATCTCTTTGTTTCTGCTTAAGTTATCCTTTATTTGTGCGCTGCACGCACTTCATCCAGACGTGTTTGAGAAAGGAGTATCCAACAGGTTGGGGCAACTCGATAAGCTAATCTATCGAAAGTAGACTATTTATTACGAGGTAAATAATTATGTCTTCTGATTTCAAATATTCTATGGGCTTGAATCACGCTGGTGCTTATCAGGTTAGTGGTGTGCCTTTTGTTACCGGCAATCTAACAGCGCCGGCATCAGGTTCCGAGCCGTTTAAGATTGAATTCCCTTCTGTAACTCGCTGGTTTACAATTACTTCCGAAGCTAATCAACACATCCGATTTGGTTTTTCTGCTAATGGCGTCAAGAACGGCAGCCACAATTACTTCATTACACACGAAGATAATCACCCTATGCAGAACGGCCCTTACGAAATGAAGATCACAGAGCTGTATATCTTGAGCGATAACGGCAACGCCCATACAGGCGTATATGTGATGGCAGGCTTGACAGGTCTTCCGGTAAGTCGTGTTAATAACATTTCGCCTTCTGGTTCAAACTGGTCCGGCTCACTCGGCGTTGGCTAAAGCATAAATTCAGTTGACAGTTGTTTAAAATATGTTATATTGTCTCTATTGAGAGGCAACTATGGCAGTTTTTCTATTCGACATCGACAATACAATTACTCCTCCTCGGCAACGTATGACCGAGGAGTTTCTTGAGTTTTTCTTGCCGTTCTGTATTGAAAACAAAGTTTATCTTTGCACCGGCTCTGACTGGCCAAAGGTCACCGAGCAGGTGCCAACAGAGATTCTAGAAATCGTCGAAGGCGTATTTACCTGTTCTGGTAATGCCCTTTGGCGCGATATGCACGAGCAAGAGAGCTGGAGGAATGACTGGCAGGTGCCGGCAGAAGTTCTTACAGAGCTTATCAAGTTCTCTAGCAGTACAAAGTCTCCTCACGTTACGGGACGTCACCTTGAAACTCGTGTTGGGATGGTGAACTTCAGCACTATCGGAAGAAACTGTACTCAAGAGCAGCGTGAAGAGTATGAAGAGTGGGATAATGAGGTTGGTGAGCGTCGACATATTGTCGATGTATTGTCAGTGAAGTTCCCAGATCTCGATTTTAATATTGGCGGACAGATTAGCATCGACATCCACCCAAAGGGCAACGACAAATCCAGAGCAGTTCTTCTAGCAACTGCTTGGGAGCAAGACGAGATTCTTTTCTTTGGTGACAGATTGATGCCCGGTGGCAATGATTGGGCTGTCACAAAGGTCCTAAAGGAACAAAATTGTGTAAAGGTCGATAGTTGGCAAGATACTTTGAGTTTTTTGTCTAGAATTTAACTATTTATAACGTAACCAAAAGTGAGGATGATTATGCAGATCACAGAAAGCAAGCTACGCTCTATTATTATGGAAGAGTATGGCAGAGCATCACGCGACCTTAAGATGGAAGCTGAAAAGGCTCGTATGAAAGATTCTGGTAAGGAAGTACACGTAGTTGCTGCAGATGGTCCCGGCGATCAAGCGGTTATCGACAGAGACGGTGATGGCCCAGCCAAGCCAGAGATGGTCGATGAGAAGGATGTCGAAATCCTAAAAGAGGATGTAGACGTTCTTGAGGCCGCACACAGCGCACTTGTTGGCCTAATTAGCAACATCGAGAAGTCAGACTTTACACACAACAGCAACAAGCAAATTGCTCTCAGAGCGCTTGATATTGCTATGCAGACTCTCGGCACAGATATGCTAGGCGACAAGTTCGAAGACAAGATGTGAGGCTGACTATGAAGCCAGAAGAACTAGAAGAGCTAAACCTTCTTGACGAGAAGAAGAAAAAGAAGCAACAAAAGGGCAAGAAAAGAGCTCGTAAGGTTGCATCTCGTAAAAAGAAGAAGAAGGATGACCGTTGTACACGCATTGCTAAGCGAAAGTATGACGTCTGGCCTTCTGCGTATGCTTCTGGCGCTGTAGTTCAGTGTCGTCGTGGCAAGATTTGGAAGGGCCTCAAGGAAGAACAAGAAGGCCCTCTAGTGGCTGCAGAGGCAGTTATCCTAGATACTTTGAAGGTCGAGGGCGGCGCTGCCGGATTGGAGCCTCTAGAGAAGGCTGTTGAAGCCATAGAACTACCAGAGGATTTTAACCTAGTGGAGTTCCTTAAGTCTCTTGACTCTGTGGGACAGCACGAAGACGGCGACTATTACGCCGTTCAGGGACTAGAGCAAAACGTCAAAGAAAACACTGAGTATCAAGATCTTGTTATGCGGTTGGTTCTAGAAAAGCTAGAAACTATGCTAAAAGAAGACGACGACGAAGGTCTTGATAGGTGGTTTAAGCGCAAGGGGCCTCGCGGTAAGACCGGTGGATGGGTTGATTGTAATACCTGTCGGAAAAATAAAAAGACCGGTCGCACGGAGTGCAAGCAGTGCGGACGTGAAAAGGGAGAGAAGCGAGCGAAGTATCCTTCCTGCCGCCCTACGCCGGGTGCTTGCAAAGATAAGGGCAAAGGCACATCTTGGGGTAAAAAGTCCGCAAAGCGATCCAAGCGCAAAAAGAAGATGAAGGAAGCAAGAGACCAAGTTATTTCTATGCTACAAGAGCGCGTCTTTTTGCCCGGACTAAAAGAGCACGTTCAGAAAGGTATTCCAGTACACGAGAATTTCTATCGGGTTGGATCACCTTGTTTCTTTAATATGTTCAAGCAAGCTAGAGACGCCCACAAAGCGGGTCTCTACAACACGGACAATGAAGATGAGCTCTACTACCTAAATGAGACCAACATTGGCGAGAAGGGCCTTTATGAGGGCGAGGAGGTTTATCTAGACTTCCCTTTCCTCAACGAAGCAGAATACCAAGGCAAAAAGGTTGAGCTTGGCAAGCCTAAGCGCGGTGGTTCCAAGAAGTTCTATGTTTACGTTAAGGACGGCGACAAAGTAAAGAAGGTCTCTTTCGGATCACCTGATATGCCGCTTCGTATTAGCAACGATAAAGCTAGGGCTTCTTTTGTGGCGCGTCACAATTGCAAGGAAAAGAAGCCAAGGACCTCCGCAGGCTACTGGTCTTGTAGAATTGGACGCTACCCACATCTTACTGGTGCCAAGAAGAAGTACACTTGGTGGTAAGATGGAAAAGTTTCCTTTTGAAGAGATTGCCCTAGAGAACAACCTCAAGCTTCGAACGTTTTCACCAGATGTGGATACTGAAGAGTTGGTGTGGCACCGTGACCGTGAAGACCGAAAGGTTTTCATTGTTGAGTCTGGTGGTTGGCAATTGCAAATGGATAATGAAATTCCACAATTGTTGGAGAACACAGCTACTTATAGTATACCTGCAAGGGTCTTTCACCGTGTAATCAAGGGTGAGGGAACTTTGATTGCCTTAATTGAAGAAAAGCCTTTTGGAGAAAACAAATGATCAAGATTATTATTGGCAAAGTAATGGATATGGTCTGCCCAAAGGCTACACAAGACCTTGAGCTGAATACTAAGAACAGGAACGCAGCAATCAAGGAAGACTATATTCAGTATGGGCCATTAAACCTAAGCGATGAAGATTACTGGGATAGAGCAGCCGAACACTGGAACACTACACCAGAGGTTGCCAAAGAGTCAAAGTGCTCCAACTGTGTGGCATTTGACATCTCTCCTAGAATGTTGAAGTGTATGCCGGGACCAACTTCGGAACCCATTGAGGACGAAGACGGCTACCTAGGCTACTGCTATATGCACCATTTTAAGTGCCATTCAGCAAGAACTTGCTACACTTGGGCCGCAGGCGGCCCCATCAAGAGTGATGAAGTTTCTATGGAATGGCAAAAGAAGAGTGAATAATGAAAAGATATGAACTACTTGCTACTCCTAATAGCAGCGCAGAGAAAATTAACGAAAACAGGGAAGCTTCTCCGACAGAGTATTACCCTACTCAGGCTTTAAGTCAGGCCAAGTACAAGTTCTATGAGAACACTATGATGCAGATTGGACGTCTTGTGTCACAGATGGCGAAGGAAGCACAGGCATCTGGCTTGCGAGGCGATGATGTTGATTACCTTCTCGATGACACTTTTCCACGGTTAGAGGACGCCGTTGCTTACGCAAAGAGCGTTGTTGAAGTTTTAAGGAACAAAAAGGAAGATGAAGACTAACAAAATCTTTGGTAAAAGATCTGACCTTAAGGTTGGTGACCTAGTTTGGTGGACTGATTTGGACAATATCCGCCACAAGAACTATGGTGTTATCAAAGAGTTTGAATTGGTTTCGAAAGGTGGAAGGTTTGTTTGGATGGCCATAGTATTTCAGGTCGAAAAAATGAAATACCATACTTTTTTAACTTCTATTTTGCACAAAGAAGACAAACAGGATAAATTAGATATTAGGGCGAACACTTATGCAATGTAAGATCAAAAACTATACAAAGTATGATATGTCTGATGTCATTGACATTTTGAAGAAGTTCATCCCATATGCTAAAAAGAAGATGGGCTTCGATAAGCCGGTCGATGTTGATCTTGTGTCCGACCCAGAGAACGGCGTCGACCCTCTCGGAAAGACAGCATATTATGTTCCTGATGAGATGAAGGTTGTTATTTATACTGATAATCGACATCCAAAAGATATTCTTCGTTCGGTTTCACACGAACTTATGCACCACGCACAAAACTGCCGTGGGGATTTCGACAAGATTTCTACTCCTATGACTCTAGGATATGCCCAAGAAGATCCACATCTCCGTAATATGGAGAAGGAAGCATACGAAGCTGCGTATATCTTTAGAGACTTCACAGACCAGCACTTTGGCGAAGGCTACCAAAAGAAAGAACTCAACGAATGGAAGACCGAAACTTTGTTTGATCGACTAAATAGTAAGTGGGCAACAGGTGCCGAAATCGAATTCATCGTTGAGAACAATCTACAAAAGGTCAGCCCTATTGGTAGTCAACGAAGAGTTATTTACGAGAGACTAAAGAATGCCAAGTAACAGTACGGGAACTATTACATCGGTTGTCGATGCAAATATGGTCATCTTTAGAGGTGGCTGTACTATTGGCGGTTTCGATTGTTGGACGGATGCCAAGAATGGTGTGGATGGCTCGGGTGCTATTACCCTTAATACGACTGCACAGTCGCAAGCTCGCGGTATTGGTGTCGACGATGACCCTAACGGCAACTATGTACAGATTCGTAGATCTTACTTTGTTTTCGACACAAGTGCGATTACAACTGCCAGTGTTGTAACTGGTGCAGAGTATTCTTTCTTCATTCCAGCTGGCACTGTTACGGCTGGTGGTGTGTACAAGCTTGTTAAGCTTTCCGATAACACTACCGGCAGCTACAATGGCGGTAGCCCAGTAGCATTTAGTTCAGATGACTTTAACGCTTTTGACGGCGTGTCAACACCCACTGATAGCTTTGCTGGGCAGTCAACCGACTATAGCGATGCTTTTACGGGCCTTACTGCGGCTACTTACAATTCCGTAACCCTCACACAAAATGCGCTTGACGATATGGTGGCAAACGACGAAATTAAGTTTGCTATGATCGAATACACATATGACTACACTGACAACAACCCTCGGGATGCTGGGTTGGATGGGTTTATGACAGTTGGTACTTTCTATAGTGAATCAACAGACGCCAATAAACGCCCAAAGATTGACTATTCGCTCTTTACTCCTGATACACAGGGCACTGACGACGTGTCTACTTTTGCGTATGCTCTCTCTAATGGCCGGTCTTTAGCGTTTGGTGAAGGAGAAACATTTAGTCCTTTTAGCGACGCAAGTTACACATCCCCTGATTTTACAGAGCACACTAATGTTGTTGTGTTTGACAGTAGTGATACTGCGACCGGTCGAGGTAGTTTTACCGTAACTCGCTCCGGCAGTTATATGGCCGTATTTGTGGCTAGAGTAGGTTCAAACGATGCTGAAAGAAACGTCGTCACATCTAGAATCAAGCTAAACAGTACTCCCCAAATTACAGCACAGTTTGGCGTAGATTCGAGTTTAGGGCAGGTCGAGAGAACTTCCCACGCAGTCCTAAAAGACTTGGCAGCCGATGATGTAATTACTTTTGACCTATCGGTCACCGGAGATCTTCAAAGCGATGCAATCACTTCAAGGGCCGGCACTGCAGCCTTCATTTATTACCTCGACGAAGGCTTTGGAAACTTGCACATTACTGCCGAGACTACGCCGGCATCTACAGCAGAATACAACCCGTTTGACGCTACAACTGCTCCGGGTAGTGGTGCCACAATTGTAAAAACATACGACGACGGAGGCAGGGTTGTTGAAGCACCAAGTGCAAATTCTGGCTCACTCAAGGTATCACAGACGTCAAGAGCGTTCACTGTTGCTAACTTGTACTCAACATCAGCTGAGGTTAGCGACCACTCTGTCGACAATTATGTAAAAAAGAATGGCACTCCTTTGAGTTACCAAAGAGTAAGACTAGATCTGCAGCAGGACAGTGTTGAATCAACTCTTGTAGCGATGGATGAGCACAGCACCAATGATACCTTCTTTACTACTATGGATGGCGTGCTATCAAACGACATTAAGACCTCGGCTGGATCTAGTTTCAGCGTTATCGAAGTCCCTTCTGTCGCTAACTTTGCTAGTGTGGGTCTATTAAATAATACTGATCAAGTTACAGCGCTCAACGTGCTCAATCCGTTTGATGAAGATTACTCAAGTACTTGGGGAGTCAACGCTGCTAGCTCAAGCGTTATGTATGATTCTGGTTCCGGGCGGTTTTACCTTGGGAGAGATGGTAACTACGCGATGGTTCTATCGGCACTTTATAACGTTGGCGGCGATACCGAAGTTGGCTTGAGTGTAAGAAAGAACGGAACTTCTGTATATACGTTCGACCAGACTTTCGATTCCGATACCGACCCACAAGAACAAACAAATATCATTTTGTTCAACAGCGCTTCAGGTGGAGACTACATTGATGTGTTTACCTCTGCTTCTGCAGCTGATCACTTCTTGCGGGCTGGTACATCCGTATTTATGTTCGAGCTTACGGGAACTTTGTATGTCCCGCCACCGCCGCCGACACCACCTAGCGAGGCCGTAACTGGATCTTTTTATTCACCAGAGTACGTAATTAATACTTATGCCGATCTGTCAGCACAGTACGATAAAGCAGTAGCTCAGGTGCCATTTGCGCTAGGTACACCCGGACCCGGAAGATTGAGACTTCTATCAAAGGCACCAGTAATTTCCACTGGGAATAAAAAGAACTAATTATTAAATATAGGAGGGGATTATGAACCCAAGAAGAAGACGTGAACTCCGACGCCAGCGTGCAGAAGCTGCGGCTGCAAAGATCGAAGTTGCACCAGTAGTTGAAGCACCAGTTGTCGAGGCGCCAGTTGTCGAGGCTCCTGTTGTAGAAGAGGCGCCTGTAGTTGAGGAGGCACCAGCCGCCGAGGTTGCAGAGGAGAAGCCAAAGAAGACCACACGTCGTCGCAAGACACGTAAGCCAGCTGCTAAGAAAGCGGAGTGATTTAAATGTTGAACCTTTTGCTTGAGGGCGGTGTAGCAGGCCATATGAGCCATCTATATGAAGACCCTTCTCTTACCTTTACCAAAATGAAAGAAATCCTTCTAGCGGCCTCACAGGGCTCACTAGAGGGCACAGAGAAGGTCGACGGCCAGAATCTGTTCTTGTCCTATGATGTCAAGACCGGTAAGGCCAAAGCCGCTCGAAACAAAGGGAACATCAAGGCCGGAGGTCTTTCTGCGTCTGAGCTAGCTGCAAAGTTTGCTGGACGTGGAACTGTCGAGGTTGCTTTCAACGATGCTTTTGCAGCATTTGAAAAAGCAGTCGAGAAGTTCTCTGACGAGGAAAAGTTGGAGATCTTCGGCCCTGATACTAACATCTATTACAATGCCGAGATTCAAGACCCTAGAAACGCGAATCTCATCAATTATGACTTCAAGGCACTAAAGATTCACCGAGACGGCCACGCCGAATTTGATCGTGAAACAGGTGCCCCCACAGGCAGGGACGTTAACACCGATATAGCTGCCATCCAGAGCGCACTTGAGAGAGTTCAAGATGAGCTTGAAGGTGAGCACCGTATTGAGATGAATGCTCTTCGCAAGCTTGTAAAGCTTGAGGATGACAGTATTGTAGAAGATACTCTCGACCGCCTAGAAGCTGCACTTGATGCTGAAGGTATCAGCGACAACCAGACGGTTGGTGATTATCTAATTACAAGAATCTCAAATATGATCGACGCTGCTGTTGACGTAGATCGTGAAGCGAAAATCCTAATCATCAAGAAGATTATGGGGGTTAAGGGCTTGAACATTAATAAGATTCTTAAAATGGTCCCCGAGGATCAGGACAAGGCTGTTGTAAGGCAGATGGTCAAGATGTCAGCCGACATCAAGAAGAAGGCCATCCAACCAATCGAAGATATTATTCACGATTTTGCTGTTGAGATGCTTTCTGTCTTTGAATCAGCATACGTTATCGACAATTCTGCGGAAGCAATGCGACTTCGTAAGGAAGTAGAGCAAGCAATTGATCAAATCAAGGCATCCGGTAACGAGGAAGCAAATGAAGTACTAGTACAGCAGTTGAGGAAGCTAGAAAAGCTAGACAAGACCTTGACTGCTGCTGAGGGCTTTGTGTTCATCTATGATGGTAAAACATACAAGCTAACCGGCAACTTTGCTCCTATCAATCAGATTCTTGGTCTCTTCAAGTATGGTCGTGGTAGTATTCCACCGGTTCAGAAAGTAAACGAACAAGACGAAGCTGAAAGATCTGGAAAGAAGAAGATCGGCATCTACGCTGGCCGGTTCCAACCTATGGGTCGTCACCACTATAATGCTTACAAGTCCATTGTTGACAGTGGCTTGGTCGACGATGTATATGTTGTGACAAGCGACAAGGTTCAACTTCCAAAGTCTCCATTCGACTTCAAAGAGAAAAAGCAGATTATTGCTGCTCACGGAGTACCGACTGATCGTATCGTAAAGGCCAAGAATCCATACAATGCTATGGAGATCGCCAAGAATATGGATCCTGAAGATGTTGAAATCGTGTACTTCGTTGGCGGTAAGGATATGGCTGAAAACCCAAGGTTCAGCAAGACCTCTGGTACAACAAAAGAAGGTTATGACTGGAGTTTGGCGATTACACCTTTTGGCTCTCTTGATATTGAGGGCCTAGGCCGTATGTCTGGTACTAGAATGCGCGAGCTTCTAGCCACTGGGGATATGGAGATTCTTAAAAAAGTGATGGGACCAGAATTCGACCTCAGTGTTGCTCCGCTAATTTTTAAGAAATTAAAAAAGTCAGAGCCAGTTTCAGAGAATATTAAAAAAGATTTTAAAAAAGAAGAGAATCTTAAAGAACTCGAAGACTTGTTTAAAGAAGTTTTTAATAAAAAGTTTAAGAATCAATTCATTGATCTGGATATGCTCCTAGGAGACGAAATGCCCCTAGAAGAGGAAGAAGAACTCGACGAAATGTCCGGTGCTGTCGGAGGAATGGGCTTTGCGGGTCCAGTGTCGGATGACAAGGAGTGAGATTCCTTTTGTGACGATTGTGTGACATTATGATTTTTTTGTTGTCGAACCAACCTACGTTTGGTATTCTTTCTAAGTCAAAACATAATGTCATAAATAAATTTCAACTAAATAAATAAAAACAGTTATTCTGATTTAGTTGAAACACTAAGTAGAAACATTATAGTAGAAACAATAGAAAAGATAGCTGATAGATACTAATTATAATAGCTGTCACTGCTACGGAGTTATTATGTCAGAAAGAGTAGATCTACTGGAAGAGCATCTTCTACGTAAGTTAGTTTATAAGATGATTAAGCAGAAGCTTTCTGAGGCTTCGGTCAAGAGCTCAAACCCTAATGCTCCTCACGACATTACAGCTATGAACTTCCTTGATGAGCTATTTCAGAACATTATGAAGAATCTAGAATCTGACTATAAGTCTCTCACTACCAGTGATGAACAGAGAGGTTCTTTTTCAGCTCACATCATTAACGCTACCAACGATCTTCTCAAGACAATTGACTCCAACCCTGAAGATGGCACTGACGACTCACAGCTAGATAAAGAAATTGATGACCTTATCAGATCTAGTAGTTCAGCCAGTGCAGCGTCTGAAGAACTAGAGTCCCCACTACAGGAAGAAATTGATATTGAGATCGTTGATGATGAAGACGAGCCTGAAGTTCCTGTAGCTGATATGGAAGAGCCAGAGATCGATATTGTCAGTAGTGTAGCTGATGAAGAAGACTCAGAAGCTGAAGAGGACGAAGAAGAAAAGCAGAAGTTTGCTGGCGGTCTTGCAAAGCAGGGACTAGACAATACAGGACGTAATAAGGCTTACGAGTCTTTTAATGACGTCTCCACCCAGATTCAGAGAACCTATGAGCGTATCGATGCAGACTCTGTGGTACCAGCCGATAAGCTACCAGCTTTCGGTAGAGATATGCCAGAGCGCGACGTATTCCGATACTACATCATTAAGAATCTAATTCTTCACTTCGAAAACTTCGAGAAAGAACTTCAGAATATGCCCAACGACTGATGTCTTGGAAGAGAAAAAAAAGAACAGTCTCAAAATACGAACAGTATTCCATCTCTAAAGACCTGCGAGCTAAAGGTCTTTCAAATGATGAGTTTGAGACTATGATGTCACAGCTTTCTCTTGAGGACCTTATCGCCCTCAAGATGGAGCTTTCTGTAAGGCCAGCTAATAACAGGCTTTACAGTATTCCTTTGTGGAAGACACTGCCAACGATAGTTCAGGAAGCCATTTTTAAGTTTGCTTATTCCTGCACCAGATCACAGAGAGAAGCAATGGCTTTCCTTGGTTTGGAGGCAGTTCGCTTTTATAAATTAAGAAAACGATTTGGTCTAGATCGACTTTTTGAAAAATAGCAGTTGACATATCCTTTGCAATGTTATAAGTTTATAATATAAGCAAATGGAGACGCAATGTCTGAAAAGAGACCAACTGTTATGGTAAGCGGCGGATTCGATCCAGTACATAAGGGTCATATTCGTATGATTCTAGAGGCCGGCGAATACGGCGATGTCATTGTTGTTGCTAATTCTGATGACTGGCTAATGCGAAAGAAGGGCTACGTATTCCAAGATTGGATGCACCGAGCAGAGATCCTTGGAGCAATCCGTGGTGTAGCGTTCGTATCAAAGGTTGATGACAGCGACAACACAGTCTGCGCAGCCATTCGCGAATGGAAACCTGACTACTTTGCCAACGGTGGCGACCGAGGTAAGGAAAACACACCGGAGCAAGACGTCTGCGAAGAGCTAGGCGTCAAGATGCTCTGGGGTGTTGGCGGCGAAGACAAAGCCGCTGCTTCTTCTGAACTTGTAAAGAGAATCAGAAAATGATTCGTACCGTAAAGCTAAAGAAGGGGACAAGAATTTATTCTGCGAGGAACGATGCCGACAGGTATACCTCCCCCGACTACCAGAGTTTTACAGAGTTAGAGGAGAACCTACAACTGGAAGTTGCTAGGTATGGGGAACTCAAGGACTATGCAGCAGTTAAGGTTGAATTGACTGCAGGCGCATCATTTGGATGGGTCAGAGTCTCTGACATCGAGACTATTTAGAGCGGGACTAACAGCAAGGAGCTGTAACAATGGCAAAGAAGACTTACGTATTGGATACTAGTGTGTGTTTGTGTGACGCTGATAGCATTTACAGCTATGGAAACAACGACATTCTCCTGCCTATTAAGGTACTAGAGGAAATCGACAAGCACAAGAAGCGCCAAGATGGCGTCGGTATGAACGCACGAACAATTATTCGTTATCTAGACGAACTACGAGCAAAGGGCAGCCTACAAAAAGGTGTAAGGATTGCAAAGGGCAAGGGCATCCTACGAGTCGCAGCCGACAGTATCGAAGACCTTCCAGCCGATCTAGATGCTAGTGTACCAGATCACAAGATTCTTTCAACAGCTTTGGCAGAAGACCGAACAAATGGAAGTCGTAAAACAATCCTAGTGTCAAGAGACATCAACTTGCGCGTCATTTCAGATGCGGTTGGTCTATTGTCCGAGGACTACATTGAGAATCAAATCCTCAAGCGCTCCGAGGGCCTTTACAAAGGCTTTAAGACAATCTTGGTAGACGAGCAGGTAATTGATTCACACTACGCTGGAGAGGCCGTTTACCTCGACGAGGAAGAGGTTGACAAACTCTTTATAAATGAATTCGTTATGTTGGTATCAAATTACAACGATAAAAAGTCTGCTCTTGCAAGATATGTCGGCCCGCACAGTCCACTTCTATCCCTACAGGAGTTCAAGCGCGGCCTCTGGGGCGTTCACGCTCGCAACAAAGAGCAGCTATTCGCACTCAACCTACTAATGGACCCAAGCGTCCAGATTGTTTCACTTGTCGGCAAGGCAGGATCTGGTAAGACCCTCATTTCTATTGCTGCTGGTCTAGAGCAGGTAATTTCAAATCCTAGTATTATGGATATGGCAAATGGCAAGCATCGCGGCGAAGGCTTGTACAAGAAGCTAGTAGTATCACGACCAGTTATGCCTATGGGTAAAGATATTGGCTTCTTGCCGGGTACAATGGAAGAAAAGATGGCCCCGTGGCTAGCACCTGTACAGGATAATCTTAAGTTCCTTACTGGTAACGACCAGACCACACTACAGCAGTATATGGATAAGGGTGTTATCGAGATGGAGGCACTTACATATATCCGTGGCCGCTCAATTGCCAATGCTTTTATTGTCATCGACGAGGCACAGAACTTGACACAGCACGAGATCAAGACAATCCTAACTCGCGTTGGCGAAGGTACAAAGATCGTCCTAACTGGTGACGTAGAACAGATTGACAACATTTACATCAATGAGCGCTCATCTGGCCTTACACACGCCGTTGAGAGATTTAAGCAGCACCCTATTGCTGGCCACATTACCCTACGAAAGGGTGAACGTTCAGAGGTCGCATCACTCGCTGCCAAGGTACTATGAGGATACTATGTTAAACGAAGAAGACGTAATCAACCAAGATTTGTACAGTACTGTCGAGGCCGATACCGGCCTCAAGGCACTAGTTACAGAGTATGTCGGCAATCGACTGCTACCGGTAGACAATCAAGTTACACTTGATATGGTCATCGAAGTCTTTGCTACTGAGTTCCCTGAGTTCCTATTGCCAGTCGCGGAAGAGAATTTTATTCGTGGCTACAAGCAGGCGATGAACGACTTGGACAACAGCAAAGATATTTTCGCTGGCCTAGAGGATTTTGTTAATGCCATTACGGAAGAGTGAAATTAGAGAGACTGGCGAAGGTCAGGTCGAGGTTGTAGTCGAATACGAGATCCGAAGGGTCTTCCACAAGCGACAAGGCATCCCGGTAATGATTTTTAAAGATTCTGATGCTATTGAGCTATTGGAATCTGCTGGCTATGATAAGTATAAATTGACCACCGATGGCGTAGTAGCCTCTAACTCCATCAGATTTCCACAAGTAGCAGTTTGGAAATTTGCAAAAGTTCTTGACACTCCAAAAAAGAAGAGGTACAATAGATCACGTAAGAAGAAAGTAACTCCTTCTCTTACTGATCTGGAGGAGTCGTGCGAGAACACATCTCATTCTCCGAGTTCAAGCTCTGGTCAGAGTGTACTTGGAGACACAAACTAAAGTACATCGAAGGTCTTGATGGTTTTACCGGCAACGCTTTTACAGCGTTCGGCTCTGCCATCCACTCTGCTTGCGAAGAGATCGCAGTAAAGAACCTCGAAGGCATCGAAGAGAAGTTTGAAAAGTTTTTCGACAACGAGATCGAAGAGCTTGAAGAGGTCACTGACCGTGACCGCAAACTTCTCACAGAGATGAGAGATCAAGGAAAGAATATCCTTCCACACGTTTTGGTTGAGCTGGAGAAGCAGTTCCCAAATTTTGAACTTGTTGCGGTGGAAGAGGATTTGTTCGAAGAATTCGAGGAAGGTGGCCTTAAGTTTAAGGGCTATATTGACCTCGTTCTTAAGTCGGAAGACGGTAAGTACCACATTATTGACTGGAAATCTTGCTCTTGGGGCTGGGATGCCCGCAAGAAGGCAGACAAGATTCTGGGCTACCAGCTAGTCTTCTATAAGTGGTTCTGGGCTAGGAAGCACGATGTACCTCTAGAGAACATCGAGACCCACTTCGGACTTCTAAAAAGAACAGCAAAGAAAAATAACGTTGAGATCTTCAGGGTCACCAGTGGCCAGAAAAAGGTCGACAATGCGTTGACTGCACTTAAGAATGCAGTTATAAATATTAAGAGACAAAGGTTCATCAAGAACCGCCTGTCTTGCAAGTATTGTCCTTTTTATAGGACTGAACATTGTAGGTGAGGAATTAAATGACAACAGATAAGAAGACAAAAGTATTTGTGATTTCCGATCACCCATTCGCTCCTTCTGGAGTTGGCACACAGACGCGCTACATCATCGAATCGCTACTAGAGACTGGCCGATACCAGTTCGTATGCTTTGGTGGAGCAGTGTCTCATCGTGACTACTCCCCGCAGAAGACCGAGCAGTGGGGCGACGATTTGATCGTATACCCAGTTCAAGGCTACGGAACACAAGAGCAGGTCCGCTCTTTGCTAATGCAGCAGCGCCCTGATATTCTATGGTTTATGACCGACCCCCGCTTTTATCAGTGGTTGTGGGATATGGAGAACGAAGTTCGTGTACACATCCCTATGGTCTACTATCACGTTTGGGACAACTTCCCAGCACCAACATTCAACCGCTCATACTATGAGTCAACTGATGTTATCGCAACTATCTCAAAGGTAACAGATGAGATTGTAAAGCAGGTAGCGCCTTCAGTTGAGCGCCACTACCTACCACACGCAGTAGATATGAATGTATTCAAGCCAGCAGAGGAGCACCAGCGCCTCGCATTGCGTCAGCAGCAGTTTGGCCCTGATTCCGAAGACAAGTTTATTTGCTTCTGGAATAATCGAAATGCACGTCGAAAGATGTCAGGCTCTTTGGTATTTTGGTTCCACGAGTGGGCACAAAAGGTTGGCACCGATAATGTCAAGCTCGTTATGCACACTGATCCAAAGGACTCAAACGGTCAAGACCTAGAAGCTATTGTACACGAACTTGATGCCACAGGCGGACACATTGTTTTCTCAAAGAGCAAGGTAGAGCCACAGCACTTGGCAGCTATGTACAATATTTCAGACGTAACAATTAACATCTCAGATGCTGAAGGCTTCGGCCTAGCGACTCTAGAGTCACTTTCTTGCGGAACACCAATCATCGTAAATATGACTGGCGGACTACAGGAGCAGGTCACAGATGGTGACGAGTGGTTTGGTATTGGTATCGAGCCTTCGTCTCGCGCCGTTATTGGGTCACAGCAGGTGCCCTTTATTTATGAAGACCGAATCTCCAAGGAAGATTTTCACGCGGCTCTAGACCGTATGTATGAGCTTTCTAGAGAGGAAAGAGGGGAGCTTGGCGCCAAGGGTCGCAATCACATTGAGAAGAATTATAACTTCGAGACTTTCAAGACCCGTTGGATTGAGCTTATGGACTCCATTCACGAGCGATATGGCTCTTGGGAGAATAGAAAGGGCTACTCCCCTTGGGAACTAAAGGAGATTAAGTGATGAAGAGAATTATTTTTAGAGGCCCTTGCCTCTCACAGTCCGGCTACGGTGAGCACGCTCGTATGGTTTTGCGCGCTCTCCGCACTCGCGAAGAAGAACTAGACATCGCTATTATCCCTGTTGGTTGGGGTCAGACAGGCTGGGTAACAGACCCTTCTGAGTTCCGCGCTTGGATGGACGCTGCGATCCTAAAGGGCCAGCAGTACATTCAGCAGAAGGTTCCTTTTGATATTTCAATTCAGGTTGCAATCCCCGGCGAATTTGAGCGTCTAGCTCCTGTTAACATCGGGGTTACAGCGGGTATCGAGACAACTAAGATGTCACCAGACTGGGTGCAGAAGTCTAATATGATGGACAAGATCATTACTATCTCAGAGCACGCCAAGTGGTCTTTTGAGAACACCTCATACGAAGGTAAGGACCAGTTCGGTAATGATGTCACGCTAAAGATAACAGCCCCTGTAGAAGTAGTTGGATACCCAGTCCGAGACATCACGCCGGACGAGAGCTTTAGCCTAGACCTTGAAACAGATTTCAACTACCTAGCAGTCGGCCAGTGGGGTCCACGAAAGAACCTCGCTAGCCTAATCACTTGGTGGCTGCAGGAATGCTGGGATCAGCCAGTTGGCCTCGTACTCAAGACAAGTACAAGAAGAAATAATGTTATGGATCGCAACTTCACACAGCAGCGCCTCCAGAACATCGTAGATTCTGTTAAGCTTGACGAATCCGAGCGTCAATGCAAGGTGTACCTCCTACACGGAGACCTCTCCGAGCCAGAGATGCAAGCACTATATGCCAATGATAAGATTTCCTGTATGATCACAACAACTCACGGCGAAGGCTTTGGCCTTCCTATGTTTGAGTTTGCACAGCACGGAAAGCCAATCATTGCTCCAGAGTGGTCAGGTCACCTAGACTTCCTCACCAATGCCAAGCGCAAGCCCGGATTTATGCCAGTGAGATATACACTAGCACAGATTCAGCCACAGGCAGTAGTTGAGAATATGCTAATTCCAGAATCACAGTGGTGCTACGCCGAGGAAGCCTCTTTTAAGCAGCGCCTACGACAGGTCAAGAAGAGCGATAAGTGGTCTAAGCGCGCAGCAGAGCACGTAGATTACATCCTTGAGCAGTTCGACGCAGACAGGATCAACAATATGTTCTGCGACGCAGTTCTAGGTAGCCAAGAGGCAACTGAAGATGAATATGAAATCATTCTTTGAGTGTAGCTTTTTCAAGTCTCCCCCGCAGCGAGAAGGCAGTTTTGTCGTCAAGCAGGGGGAGCTTGCTATCAAGGACTTCAATCCATCAGATGCAAGGCACAAGTTTCAGAAGCAGGAGATTAAATACTCCTGCTTTTGGCTTAAGCAAGAAAACTGGGATTCCTCGAAGCCAGCAATCATTATCCCGATCAAGGATAACAACAAGCTTTTGAAGATTACCTGCGACAACCTTATCGAGACGCAGGTTGCATCTGTAGCTAACGTAATCATTGTTGACGACCGGTCAGAAGAAGACATCAAGTCGACTGCTATTTCAAGCGGCTTTTCATATCTTCGAGTGGACAATGATAAGGGCTTTAATTTTTCGATGCTTAACAACATCGCAGCAAAGCTATGTGATGACAATGGCGTAAAAACTATTGTTCTTTGGAACTCTGATCTTTGGGCTAGAAGTAAAGAAGACTTCACTAGCCTTTTGGGGAAGCACAGAGAGTCAGGTAGCAAGCTTTCGGGGACCAAGTTGGTATACCCGCCAGCAGCTATGAGTCTAAATAAGGAAGTCGACACTGATAATATCAAGACTTTCTTTCCGAATATGACAGACGGGCGCTGGCGAGAGACTGTGCAATTTGGTGGAGATACGTGGGTACCACACCCACAAGGCTGGGGGCCAAACCATTTCAAGCGTTTCGCACAGCCAGAAAATCCATACGTAGATTGTGACAGAGGATGCTCTTTCATTACAGGGGCACTTCAGGTTTGGGACCTTCAATATTTTAAAAAACTCGGTGGACTCAATCCGAGTATGGCCAAGCAACATCAAGATGTCGACCTTTGCCTTAAGGCAATCAAATCCGGCATTGTACCGATGTATTTTGGCAAAGACAGAATGTTTTACCACGATGAATCTGCCATTCTTATGAAGGAAGGCAAAAATGACTTGCAAACAGTCAGCGATTCTGTTATATTTTACAAAACTTGGAACGAAAAGATTCCACAATTAGTTTTTTAGGAGTTAATCGTGGCAGAAACAGTATTGATCACAGGTGGTGCCGGATTTATCGGTCATCACCTTATTTATCGTATGCTAAACGACACTGATTACAATGTGGTAATCCTTGATCGCCTAGATACGTCTGGAAACCTTAACCGTGTACACGAGGTTCTTGAGCTCGATAGTTCATATCGATCCCGAGTTAAGTTTGTGTGGCACGACCTTAAGGCTCCAATCAACGAAGTACTAGCAAAGCAGATTGGCGATGTACATTATGTATTTCACCTCGCAGCTGGTTCGCACGTTGATCGCTCTATTGAGTACCCTCTAGAATTTGTTCTAGACAACGTAGTAGGTACAACAAACCTACTCGATTATGCGAGAACACACATTCGCGACACTATGAAGTTGTTCCTATACTTCTCCACCGATGAAGTGTTCGGCCCAGCACCAGAAGGCGTTTTGTACAAGGAGTGGGATCGCTACAATTCAGGCAATCCTTACTCTGCATCAAAGGCCGGTGCAGAGGAGATGTGCTTGGCGTACTGCAACACATACCGTATGCCCATCATCATTACGCACACAATGAATGTTTTTGGTATCCGTCAGCACCCAGAGAAGTACATTCCACTTCTCATCCAAAAGGTCCGTGACGGCGAGAAGGTAACAATTCATTCAAACCCATCAAAGACAAAGGCTGGCAGCCGCTTCTACATTAACACAGAAGACGTCGCATCAGCTATGATGTTCCTAATGGACAATCACAAGATTGGTGACAAGTACAACATTGTTGGCGAGCGAGAGATGGATAATCTTGAGCTAGCACAGACAGTCGCATCCATTATGGGCAAGCCACTCAATTACGAGATGGTAGATTTTCACTCTTCACGTCCGGGCCACGACCTACGTTATGCGCTCTGCGGCGAGAAGATGGAAAAGATGGGCTGGGTACCAGAGCAGTCAGTCACAGAGCGTCTACGCGAAGTAATTGATTGGTCACTACAAAATAATCATTGGCTACTTAAGTGAGGTAACGTGAGCATCATCGGAATTACAAGAATCAGAAACGAAGCTGATATTATCAAGAGTACTCTAGATCACGTATCAGAATTTGTAGATGAGATTATGGTTTTCGATGATTGTTCAACCGACAGCACAGTCGAGGTTTGCAAGAGCCACGAGAAAGTGACAAAGATTATTAGAGCAAAAAGCTGGGAACCCAATCCGGTTCGTCGACAAGTTCTAGAAGGTACGCAGCGTCAGGCAGTGTACAATCTAGCAGCAAAGTCTTCACCGGATTGGGTTTACTACTTTGACTCTGATGAGTTTGCCTACCTAGAGGGAGTGGACCTAGAGGACACCTCGGTAGGAGCTTACGAGATGCGTCTGTTTGATTACTATATCACACCTGAAGACGTAGATAAGACATTCCTAGAGCGAAAGTGGATTGGCCCTGAGTACAGAGACATTATGACCCTTTTCAGACCAACTCCTTTCGTTAGGTTCCACACAAGAGTGCCTGCAGGTGTCGGGCAAAAGAGCAAGGCTGGCTTTATTAAGCACTACGGCAAGGCAATCTCGGTCGAACAGTGGGAGAGCACTTGCGATTATTACATCAATCACTTGTTTGAGAATCAGCCCGGTAATTCAACCATCTCCGAAAAGTGGAGAAAAAGAAAGGGCAAAGCAGTACACGACGGAATCTCTGATTTTGGTCGCAAGTTGATTACTTGGGCAGATAGAGACAACCCAAGTCTAGTAGTAGACAATTCGTTTGGACAGGCAGAAAGATGAGAATTCTAGTTGGACAAAATCACCTAGACACTCTTGGCGGCTCAGAGACCTACACCTACGCTCTAGTTGAAGAGCTGGTCCGCCAAGGGCACGAGGTCCGCGTTGTATGTATGCCGAAGCGAAAAGGCTTTGTCGCATATCAGATTTTCGAGAACTTCGGAATCGAAGTCAACCACCTGAACGGCGCTGAATTTGATCTTGCCTTGATTAGCCACAATAGCATTTTTAATCTGATGGCTGCCAACAAGATTGCTGCAAAGAAAACATTTCAAATCTGTCACGGCACCACACCGCCTCTAGAGCAGCCTTGCGGCCATCCGGGTGTAGAATATATCTCCATCTCTGAGGAGGTGCGAGATCACGTTCTGGCGAAGGGACACGAGTCCACGGTTATTAGGAATGGAATCAACACGGACAAGTTTAGCCAGACGTCAATTAACCAAGAGCTAAAGAACGTCCTATCCTTGTCACAGTCAGAGAGGTTGAATGCTTTTCTTTCTAAGGTGTGCAAGAGAAACGGGTGGGAGTTTGATTCCTTCAATAAGTTCAAGAATCCTGTGTTTGAGATTCACGAGCATATCCAGAAAGCAGATATGGTTGTAACCCTCGGTCGCGGCGCTTATGAATCTATGTCTTGTGGTAAGAACGTTCTGATCGCAGACTTTAGGCAGTACCAGTCACCAATGATGGACGGCTTACTCACTCCAGAGAACATCGACAATATTATCAAGAATAACTGTTCTGGCCGCGCAAATAGGCTAACAATTACAGAAGCTACAATGACAGAACAGTTCAACAAGTACGATATTGCATATGGCGAAGCAAATCGTCAGTACGCCTTGGAAAATCTTAATATTCAAAATCAAGTCAAAAAGATGATTGATATTAAGTAAAGAACAAATGTAAAAAAACTAGTTGCCATTTGTCGTATAGATGTTATAATTCTTAAGTAAGAAAGATATTTCTTTTATAGGAGTTATACTATGTCAAACGAAATGAATCTATCCGACGAAGCAGTCGGCGCTATTATGATGGCCCTACAGAAGTCCCTAATGGAGCAGACAGATATTGTTCCAACACTCAAGGGCTTCCGTCTACGACTTTCCGATAAAGGACTAGTTGTAATGAACCCACCTATTGTAAAGCTCGCAACTGACGATGAGGTTGAGAGTGCCTAGGTATAACTATCGGTGTGCCCAGTGCGAGAATACTATGGTAATTAATCATAGTATGTCAGAACGCGCAGAAACGTGTCTAGAGTGCGGGGCAACCGGTAGCCTACATAGAGTGCCGTCTTTATTTAGAGCGGCCTCTACAAGCGGCACCAACAAGCCGGGAGAGCTTGTTAAGGCGTACATTGAGCAGACCAAAGAAGCTGTTCGCGAAGAGAAGACCACTTTGAGAAAGGATTACGACCCAAATGACTATCATAATCGGTAATCAAGAAATTGTTCTAAACTTTTGGACACTAGCATTTGTTGTATCGCTGCTAGTGAATGGGTTTTTTGCTTTCTATGTACGCTACCTTCTCCGACAACTAATTTCTCTATCTGAGACAATGATCGATGTCAATAATGAGTTTATTAGTTTCTCATCTCACCTAAAAGCATTGTATGAGATGGAGACTTTTTATGGAGATGCAACACTTGAGGGCCTGATCAACCACACAAAGCACCTAGTCCAGAAGTTCGAAGAATTCGAGGATCAGGTCGGCTTTGAAGACGATCTAGAAGAACTACAGGAAGAAGACGATGGCACAAGCGAAGAGAACGAGACGCCGCAGATCCAGCAGCAAGCGGAAGTATTTTACGGCGGAACACGAAGCGGCAATCCTTGAGTACGTCTCAACAGACGACTTTAGAAGGAAGGAAGAGCTTTACAGGAATATGATTGCACCTGTCTTTGACGAGATGGTTGACAAGATTGTATACACCTACAATTTTGCTTCTCTTCCAAACATCGACTCACTCAGGGCAGAGTGTAAGGTATGGCTAACCACCATCCTAAGCAAGTTCAATCCTGAAAAGGCCAAGGCTTTTACCTACTTTACGGTTGTTACCAAGAACTGGTTCATCGCTCAGACCAAAAAGCGCTCCAAGCGTAATCGCGAAGAAATCAACATTTCCCAAATGCCAAAGGAACTAGAGCTTCGTTGTATGTCTTCCCGCGTAACTTACGAAGAAGATCGCGAGCAAGACGAATTTATTATGAACCTCAAGGCAAGTATGATCGACTGGGAAAATGATGTCGACAAGACCAACGACGAAAAGGTCATCAAGGCAATTCAGATTCTATTTGAACAGTGCGATAAGATTGAAATTTTCAACAAGAAGGCTATTTACTTGTACCTAAGAGAGCTAACTGGCTTGAATACTAAGCAGGTTGTATCTAGTTTGAAGAAGTTCAGACTAAAGTATAGATCATTCAAGACAGACTGGATTGAGAGTGATACGTGAAAAAGAGCCTAGAAGATCTAATTGAAAATGCAATCATTAACATCGAAGAGGATCGCTCTGTAACAAGGACACTCCTCGATGATGTAACGAATTATCTTTCAAAGAACGAAGAGAACCATAAGTACGTCGGAGCAACGGCTGCAAAGTATGTTGAAACCCTCCAGCGATCAAACGAGCAGCTAGTTAAGGTCGCCGCGCTTATGCAAAAGCAGTCAAAATCTGAAGGATTGTCAGATCTCGACAGAACGCAGATCTTCGATATGCTACAGGATGAGAGAAACGAGGACGAAGATTAATGGCAAAGAAAGAGGATGAAGACAAGATCGCGTCTACTGCATTGCCAGTAGGCGTTTTGGACTATCTGGCTGGGCTTGTTCCGTTTGATGTCACTTCTCCATCTTTCACAAGCAGCGATTACGTTGATGACAGGATGGTCCCATTCTCAGCTAATCGCGTCCATAATAACCGGCGAGACTCCATCGGCCTAGACAAGCCAAAGCACGGCACAATTGTAAAGGTTCTAGAAGAGATCCCAAGCGATACCGCAAACTACGACACATCCACTTGGACTGGGTACCGTCCCGGAAATCATACAGTTGGTTTTTACCGAGTAAGAGTTCAGACTGTACACGACGAAAGCCTTCCGGTACCCGATGCCCGTGATCCTGCATCACCACGTACACAAAGGCGAGCAAACAATTTTCCAAAAGCTGTGTTCCTCAATCAGTCTGGAGTGCTAACAATTGGAACCAATGTTCTAGTGCGTCCCTTGGATGCAAATCGGGAGTTCTGGGAGATCGTAAAAGTGCTGGGGAACCCGGCAGCCGACACTCTATCCACTTTACCACCACCCTCTGCAAAGTCTGCTCACGCAAAGGGTAGCTCGCAGCCAGCAGGCTCTGGTACCGGCGTACCACCCAAAGTACCGGCAAAGGTGCCAGCGCCCAAGATTGTGGTGGATCCAAGTAAAGCTAGGAAGAAGCCTTGCCCAGATATATCTACAAAGTCCAAGCTCGAAGAGTCGGCAGCAAAGCTTGGAATCGACCCAACAACCTTGTTAACAATTGCGAGAGTTGAAGGCGGTAGGCCAAGCGCACTTAGGTTTGAGCCACACCTCTTTTTGAGAAAGGTTCCGGGTGCTGCCATTGATTACACCCCCGGCTCAGACTTTTGTCCTGAGAAGAGAAACGGGAAGTGCATTGATACGGTCTCGTATGTTGGATCGGAGACTAACAGGTCGGCTTTCGAAAAAGCTTACGCTATCGACCCACAAGCGGCGATTAGATCAACTTCTTTTGGATCATTTCAGGTAATCCCGGCAGGTAATCTTGAGCACCTTTCGGAAGATCCACAAGCTTTTCTCGACAGGTTTGATAATGAACCAGAGTCTTTGTCTTATGATATGCTAGAAGCCTTTATCGAGGCCGATCCTCGGCTAGTAGAGGCAGCAGAGAATCAAGACTGGAGAACATTCGCTCGCATCTATAACGGCCCCAAAGCTGACGAGCAGGGCTACCCAGAGAAGTTTGCTGCAACATATGATTACGCAAAGAATCAAGGATGCTTCCCAGAATCTTCTCCACTTGCAGTCGCAGAGAACGGAGAAGATCCATTTGGAACAAGCCCACTCTCTGATGAAGAAACCGGCTGACAACTATTTAATAGGTAGAGAGAAATATGTCACCCAAGAAGCCAATTGATTCACGCGAGAACACGCCCGAGACCGGAGAGGTCAACGGTATTTTTAACCGTGAAAAGAAAGAGCAAGTACCAAGGTTTAACCAGCGCCCAAGCGAGAAGGTAATTAGCAAAGGCAACTCTTGGATTGTGCTTGGTCGTGATCGTCCTTCTACAAAGGAATCTGGTTACGGCGGTAGCGGTGATTCGAGAGCATCCTCAATCGACTTAGTTGTAGGACGCCAAGGTACCAACCCGAGCGACGACACAGTAATCGACCCAAACTTTGGTGCCCTCTCGCTGAACAGGCAGTCGGGCGATGCAGCTAGAATTCATATATCTCAGAGAACTGATGTCGATGCAAACTTTGGCCTCCGTGAAGGAAAGCGAGGTATGTCGGTTGGTAAATCAGCTATTGCTCTGAAGGCAGATGATGTAAGAGTCATCGCCAGAGAAGGTATTAAGTTGGTAACTGGCGGCTCAAAGGTGGTTGACTCAAAGGGCAATAAGTCAAATATTATCCACGGGATTGAACTTATCGCCGGCAACCTAGACCTCACCGACCAAACAGGCAGGGACTACATCCAGCCACTCGTCAAGGGCACAAACCTTAAAGACTTCTTGTTTTCGTTGACAGAGCAGGTAAACAATTTGAATTCTCTAATCCAAAGAATTCTGGAGATCCAAGTAAAGGTCAACAATGCCCTTCTAGCTCCACACACAAGCAGCCCCACAGGCGGCCCAACAGTGCCAAACCCAGCAACCATTTCTACAGTACTAACTTCCAACACGGAATTTTTAGCAGACGCTGTTATTGAACTACAGCTGCTAAGAGATGTTGTGTTGCTATCTTTGGTTGGCGACTACTTGATTGAAGATGGTGATGTGAATATTCTAAGTAAGCATAATAGGACTAACTGATGACAAATGCAAAGAACAATCTAGGACTTTCAGCAGCGCTTGAGTATTTCAAGGGCCGTTCAGTTTTGCTCGACGCAGCATTTGCACAGCAGATTGGTCTCACGCCTTCTGTTCCTTCACCGTTAGCGGAAAACAACGCACCCCTAGATCCAGAAGAATTGTTGTTCGTGCCCCTAGACTTGCAAGATCCTCTTAAGCCTCAGAACACTCTACGCACCAGTGATCTTATTTTTTGCGACAGACCAGAGTATTTTAGGGGCCTCGAAGAGTGTAATATTTGCCGGAAGAACCCAGCTGCATATGTTCCAGACTGGAGAACGCTACCACTAAACAGTAACTTCCTAAATGGCCGCACCTGCCAGCAGTCAGTAGTTGTAGACACTGGCCGTACCGGCATTCCGAAAGTGGAAGAGGTAATTGAGAGCATCAAGAGAAAAGGAATCGAACTACTTCTCGATGCTTACGGTAAGAGCCAACTCACGACAACAGTTTATTACGTACTAAATAATCAGAACGAACCAGAGAACCGCGACCTATCAGTGCTAACCATTCAGAGCGAGCAAGAAGAGCTTAACGGTCTCAGAATTGCTGACAAGGTAAACGTGGGCGCTAGCGCAGCCGAGCTTCTAGGCGATGAAGGCACGGCACCTCTTTCAATGCCCAGATTTAGAACTGGCTACCGTCGCCTACTGCGACAGGTCAACACAGCCGATATTTTGCTAGAGACCAACAACGCTCAGGGCCTACCGGCTGTAACAATTGAATATTTCGTCCCCAGAATTGCAGGCAAGAATACCGTAACTACAAAAGCTCTAGTCTCAGTTGACGCGAATTCCTTTGCTTTGGTACCGACTGCAATTGTGACGACACCAGTAATCACTCGCGAACTTGATCTTGACAACACTATTGAAGTCACTATTCAAGGAGCACGTCTCCGAAACGCATTCAAGCAAGCTCGCTATGCCTTGAGAAGATCTAATATTTACGCCACAAGAGCTATTAAGGGTACCAACGAGGGCAGATTCTACAGAGCTGACGACGAAACTGGAATTCCTGTTGTGTACGACTTCAATGAAGAAGCACGACAGCTTATGAAGTATATGAGGACCATCCTAATTCCTGCCATTCAGAAGGGCGGAGGGTTCAGAATCACAGAGCTTGACAAGATTCGAATTGTTTTCGAAACCAGAGAATCCAATACACAACTAAAGGTTGTGGATGCGGTCCTAAACAAATTGGGCTGTAAAGAATTTAGCCTGCTAGATTACGACAACAAGATTAACGAAGTAACAGAGTTCTTCAATTACTCTAGGCCCACAACTCTAGGTTATGTAGCGGCCCTTCCAAATATCGAGAACTACCTCCGCGCAACCCCAGAGGTTGTGTGGCTAGATTTCATTACACAGTTTACCTACCCAGCAGTAGAGTTTAAAAACCCTCTAGATCTAGTGACCCTAGAAGACGATAGGAGCCTAGCAGAGTGCGTCGCCCAAAAGACAGGTGCCGAACTAGTAGGCAAAGTACTAAACGATATTCTAGACACCCCTGACCTCGTTCTAGACGGCCTCACAGAATCTATTTGCAAGGCAGCTGCTGATGTTGCTGCTGACCGCTTGGCTGAAGAAGATGTTATCGCAGCGGAACGCATTAAGGATGTTGAGTCAATCAAGAAACAGATCAAGGCCAAGAGAAAAGAGCTTGATGCTCTAGACCCAGAAGACGCAGGCTACGATACGCAGCTGTTTATTATTGAAAGCGAGATCGATAATCTAAACACTGCACTCAAGAACGCAAAGGAAGCCCGCAAGACAGCGAAGTCAGTCTCGCGCTCGACTGCGAATAGTGCTCGCCTCGACCGTGCCACAAAGCAGCTACAGAAAAAGCTATCCGTTGCATCGTCAAGCTACGAAGAGCGACCTCTGGCAAAGATTCTTGTAACAGCTATCACATATGGCATCGAGCAGGCAGTCATAGAAGAAAAGGCTTCAATCACACCTATGGTTCCTAAGCCACTAGAACTACCAGAAGTACAAGAAGCTATTAATAAGACAGGCGGCTGGTGCGGTATCGTACAGCTAATTTTGGAAGCCTCACAGTGCTTGATGAAGGGTCTCGGAGTTGACGACTTCAAGAAGACTGTCATTGCACAAGTCCTAAAGGGTATGAGGGTAGAAGAACTCCTGCAATTCATTGATCGCCTAGAACCAGTAGCGCCAGATGCAACTGCAAAGATTCAACGTGAAGTGGCAGAACTATTTGGCGTTGGGCTGGAGGCTTTGCTCAATTCTGTGGTCGAGTCCAACAGCCACCAGACATTCGAGTACGCCGACAAGATTAGAAATAGGTCAAATCAGCTGATTGCCAATGACAATGAGCTTTCAAGAGCCGATGCGCGGAATACTGCAAAGCAAGAACTTATTAGAGAACGAGAAGTTAGGAACAGCCAAGAAGAGAAGGTAAGCCCAACAGGGACAATCACCTCATCAGCATACCGAAGCGAAGTTAACGAAGAGGCGCTAGAAGCAGCTCAATCCGCCCTTCAGTTGGTTGATCTAATTGTAGAATTCATTATGGAGGCCATCGAGGGCCAGATTGATAGAGTCTTTGACATTCTTGAAGAATCAACCCCCGGCTTTACGATCATCAGGAATATGATTAGGGACATTGAGTGTTTGGTACCAGATGGCGGTCTTCTAAATCCTCCGCTCGGCCAGAGCTTGAAGTCTCTCAACTTTGACCTATGTGCTTTGTCCAAAACAGGCAAGATCGAATTCACCAGACCTAGGTTGAATCCGCCTCTTAACGGCGCTGAGATCAAGGCGAATCTAAGAAACTTCCACAAGTTGCTGGCAGACTATCTTCTAGATCTCTTGATCGATCTCTCAACACAGTTGCTCATCAATGCTATTACTTCAATTGTCGAGGCTGTGCTAGACTTGGCCTGTGATCTAATCGCCGCAGGCGCAGCTTCTATTGCTGACGAGCTTACTGGAAATTCAAAGTTCAAAGAGGATCTTCGTCGAGCAGTATGTCCTGATGACGAACTAACAGACGCACAGTTCCAAGAAGCAATGAGCAACATTTTCGGTGCCCTAACTAATACTACATCTGGGACTGATTGTGTTGCGAACCTAACAAAGGAAGAGTTGGGTAACTTCCTAGATTCTGTTTTGGTAACAATCTCATACAATGAACTTTATAATTTGCTTCTTGGAGAGGCAAACCCAAATACCTATAAGATTGTGTCCGAACTAGCTAAGGCATCCGGCTCCGATTGCATCGCAGAAATCTTTGGAAACATCGATAACGTCATTAGCTACTTCTCTGGACTAGGGTCCATCATCGATGCTAGAAATGCTTTCGATAATTTCCCAGAGGATGTTTTCCTCCGAGATAATTTGAATGTCTGCCCTCCAGACACACAGGACATCATCCGCGACATTCAGGCGAAGCTCCTCGAAGGCAAGGGCCTTTCAGATCAGCAGATCCAAGACCAGCTTGACTACGCCAAAGAAAGGGCAAAAGAGAAGCTAGAAAACCTAGTAGACCTATTGACCAAGGGTCCTTACAAGGATTTGCCGTCCCTTGCTGCCTCTGGTGAGTGTCCCTCAAGTGGCCTACTACGCTCATCACCAGCAGTTCAGACCGCTTTACTAGCTGCCCTAGATGCAAATGCAGAAGCTGGCGAGAACGCAATCCTAAGAGACCTTATGGGCAACAATGGACTTTTCCCAAGGATCCTGTCAGATTCCGAAGGTCAGGGCTTGAAGCTACATAGATTTTTGACTTCTGGGCTCTTTGGTAACTCAATTGGTAGAAAGAACCTGCTATTCCAGTTCTATTCCGATGACGCACTAGTATACTCTGAACTTGATCTAAACAAGCGCGGCGAAACAACTCTTAAAGCAAAAGAGCTCCGCAGAGTAAACCAGTACGGCGAGAAGTACCCTGCTGCCCTATCTCTGATTCAGCCTATGGGCGGTTTCCCACCAACCATTGGGGCTTATCTCTACAATAAGATGAAGAATTCTGACATCGGCCTAGTAGGAGAAGATAAGGTAAGCCAAGAGCTTGTGTTCAAGACAAGACTGCAGGACCCAGAGATTAGGGACGAGATTGAGTCAGCCAAGGTTCGCAACGAGAGAATTATCAACAAAAGAAAGCTCTTTATTGCAAAGTGGGCCGCTGCAACACATTTTGTGGATTACGAGACCCTTAAGGCTGAGCTCATCGAACTAAAAGACGGAATGCCTGTAGTTGAAGGTGGGAACACTATTCCCCTCGCAGACCAGATCACAATTGAAACATTAAACACAGAAGCAAAGTCTTGGACTAATCCTACAATTGAAAAGCGCCGCGCAATTTATGTTGGCCTAATCAACGCCTGCTCACAGCCCATATTCTTGAGCGGAATCAATTACCGCGAGTACTCACCAGAAGAAAGACTGCAGCGATTGTTGAGTTCTGTAGCAAAGGACAAGAAGAACCTCCTAATTAACGGAAGAATTGTCGGAATTAGTCTTGCCGACTACCGTGACAGAATTAAGACTAGAAAGTTTGACAATATCGGATCTGGCGTAAAGCAGTACTATAATATCAATCTTGCACGCAAGTTCACACTTACACAGCAGTTGCGTGACTTTTATATGGAGATCGCAGAGGACAATTATGATTCTGCATTTAGCCCGATTCCTTTGGACAATCCTTTTGAACTTGGTATGGAATTTATCCCGTACCGAGAGAAGGAAGCCTTTGTCGCCGGCTCATCTCAGCTAGAAGACCCAGACGTAAAGATCTCTGTTACTTACAATATGAACCCGCAGAATGATGATGGCACGTTCTTTGAAGACAAGTACAAGTACAGAGTTGCAGTTATTGAGACAATTAATCCTTTTGGTGAGCCGAAGAGACTTAGCAATAAGCAGCAGCTAGAAGATCTCTACAATGCAGATGAGGCCGTCCCCGGAGCAGTGGCTGGCCCTATTGTTCCCGGCGCAGCAGGGTCCGCTGACATTCAGTTCTATAAGGATATTAGCTCTGTGCCAGACGCACAGGTACAAGGCTACATCGATCAGTATATCGGCGACACTACAGCGTCAGATGTAAAGTACTCATACGAAACAGAGTTCTTTAGAAACTGGCTAAATGCAAACATTGCAAAAGAAGATATTCGTTTCAAGGAAGATATTGATTCTGATAAGTTGGTCAAGTTCTTCGATTTTGTAAACCAAGGATTCTTCAGAAGGGTCGCAGCAAGAATTGCAGTTCCAGATAGTGCTGAGCAGTACAAAGAGCATACTCTAGTAGAGAATGAAGAGGACGGCCAGACACAGATTAGTGATAGTAGCAACACTCTTGCAATTGCTAATGGTTTCTTGTTCGGCTATGACCCCGCTGCACAGCCTGAAGCTATCGTCCTAGACCCAGCCAAGTACGGCGGAACCGAGTCGCGCCCACCATATTACTTGGAGCCACCGGCATTTAAGGGATGGCTTGGTTTGCTACAGAAGCTTATGCCGCCAGAAGAGTCTTGCGATCCAAAGAGCCTACCGCTATATGATATGAGAGACATCTCGGACGATATGCAGAGCCTATTTGGCCAACTCAACCGCGACGAACGCCTAAACTTCCAGCCTTTCTGCACCAAGGAAGCGCCATACGACTCTGTAAGAGACAGCGCAACAACGGTATCTTTGGAAAGTATGATTCGTATGACAACAAGAGTGCATACAATTGACTTCCTATTGAAGTGCGTACCAGTTCTATCGCAGTATTCTGCCAACTTCGAAGGTAACTTTGATGATTTGCTAGAAACATATCTTGGTGATTACGTGATTGATCGCGTTCGAGACCAAGGTGTCACGAGCCCAACACGAAACATTACTGTAACACCAGAAGGAACTATCTTTATTGGCAAGGATACAGTACCTACAAACAAGTATTACTATAACTTCCTTGAAACTGCCGTATCCAACATCATTAGGAAGATCGAATCAGGTGTAATCGATAGAGATCAGGACCTAAATCAAGATCAAAAGAAGGCGCTAACAGAGATTGAAACTGTAATTAACGATTATTACAACAACTTCGATGGCACAGAAGCAGTGCTATCCGAAGAAGCAATCTCCGCGCAGGATATGATTAATAGAGCAACATCCCCATCTGCGAGAAACCAGTCGAACCTTGGAAGAGGTTCTGCCAAATTCAGCAAGGCCCGCGCAAGAAGGATCAAGGTTGGGCTCCTATACGCAACAATCCGCAAAACAGAAAGCCAAGCCAAGACACTATTTTCTCTATATGTTAAGCAAGAGTTTGATGCTCTGCGCAAGCGCCTAGACTCGGCACTACAGCCAGAGATTGATGATCTTGGCCTTATGATGGTCTCGGATGGAACGTTTGTCAATGGAGCAATTGCCAAGAGATCTTACACAAAGGGTGAAGTATTCAACGACATCGACGAGGGCGAGGCTAGCGAGCCTGTCTATGTGACACGCCCAGACGGCACAATTGAATACGAGGTTGCCTATGATGTGCCATACGTCGCAGCTGATGGCAAACTTAAGTCCAATATTAAGTCAAGAACCATCCAGCTAGAAGATACAGAAGATGCTATCAACGAGCAGTTGAAAGAAGTCTTTGGTGGTGCATTACCGTTCACAATCGACCTCAGCGAAAAGGAAGGTACCGCTTGGCCATTTGTGCTAGAGAAGTACATTCGTATCGAGGAGAAGGCAGGCGTCCGAGTGCCAGAGCAGGATATTGTCAACAGAGACGATAGCCTCAGAGGTGTTGTGAATATCAATAGCTGGGTCGAATACCTTAACACACTTCCCGCTGATATTAGAAAGGGCAAGATTAGTGACTATTGGCAAGACTGGCATTTTGGTCTCCGCGTGTCATTGATGCTCGACAGAGACGACGAATCACTAGGTCAGCTTCTAAAGAATAAGGGCCTACTTTTCACCAGCGAAGCAAAGACAGTAACTTTGGAAGACGGGACTAAGAAGATCCTAGTACCAATCGCAGCAGGTGAGCTCCCTATCATCGACCAGACAATTACAGATGCCACAGTGGAGACTAGATTCTTGGGCGCTGGCTCAGCAGATATGAAGGTATTTAAGGAACCAGATCTTCTCAGGCAGTACGACACATTGTGCTTGGTTAACGAGTTGGTCGCAACTGATGAGTATCGAGCTTTCTTTGAATACTTGTTCCCTCTGAAGAGATACTTGTCTTTGGTAACAATCTTTGTTGCCAACACCTTCTATCTTTCAATCGGCAACTCTGGCAATGCAGATCCCGAAGAGGGTATCCCTGCAGGAGACCGATGGGCCGCTCCCGGTGGCCGTATCGGCTCTACCTTTAGAAGATGGGACAAGAACTACGACAACTTCAGGCGCTCTAGAAGAATTTTCAAGAGACTATTTATGGAGCTGTATAGAACTAGGAACAAGACACCTGCTCGACCAAGAGCAGCGGTCGATAGGGACAGAAGAAAGGATTCGGTTAAGGATCTTTTGGCTGACTTGATCCCCGATAAGATGCTAGATGGAATGCCTTGGTGGCAACGTCGAAGCAGGATCGACAAGCCATTTGATATGTTCGATAATGAATGTGCAGATGAGGAGGATTATTTCTGATGCCAAAAGGATTCAACGTACAAGAGCCCCTATCCATCGACGCAGTTGATGGAAACTACAGGCTGATTAAGGTACCCAGCGAGGCGATTACGCAGAACCTAAGATTCCTCGTATTGACCGCTCCGGGTGAACGTATCCGAGTTCCAAGCTTCGGCGTTGGGCTTCGAAACTATTTGTTCGAAAACTATACACAAGAACTTGCAAATAGGTTGAGAGAGAATATTCTGGAACAGGCACAGATCTTTATGCCATATATCACCATCACTAGCATCGAGATCGATGACAGTGCCATTGGAGCCAACCAGCTAACAGTCGGTATTCACTTTGAAGCTAACTCAACGATTGAGTTTAGCGACTTTTTATTGCTAACAGTTACTATTTAGTCATAGCGATTCTTGGGACAATATATGAAAAAGTACAACAAGAAATTTGTTTCTGTCGATTATACTGGCAGAGACTTCAATACAATCAAAGAAAATCTAACTAGCTACGCAAAGCGCTACTACCCTGACACATTCAGAGACTTTACAGAAGCCAGCTTTGGTTCTATGATGTTAGATTCTGTGGCATACGTCGGTGACGTATTGTCCTTCTATACTGATTATAATTTCAACGAGTCTTTGCTAGCCACATCCAATGACTACAATAATGCGATTCGACTCGCCCGCCAGATGGGATACAAGTTCAAGGGCTCTCCTTCCGCTACTGGAAAGGTCGCTGTTTATGTTATTGTCCCTGCAGCTTCCACCGGCAGAGGCCCAGATAGCGCTTTGATGCCAATTCTCAAGCGCAACACAGTATTGGGCTCTAATAACGGCTCTTCCTTTATCGTAACAAGCGATGTTCGCTTTGACGACCCCTTCAATGAAGTAGTTGTAGCAAGGATTAACGAAACAACTGGCCTACCAGTGTCCTATGCCGTGAAGGCTTATGCAGATGTTATTTCCGGTGAGTTTAAAACAACACAGATTGAAGTTGGTAACTTTGAGAAGTTCAAGAAAGTAGTTCTAGATGATTCAAATGTAACCGAGATTCTATCGGTTATCGATAGTGATGGTAACGAGTACTTCGAGGTAGAGAACCTATCGGAAGAGATTGTCTTCAAGGAGCAATCAAATACTGACCCGAACACAAGAGAACAGTCTCCCTCAATCTTGATCCCAACACCAGTGCCAAGAAGGTTTGTATCAGAGAAGGATCTCCGAGAGACAACACTTATTTTTGGTCACGGGTCAGAGGACAGTGCCCTAGATAACGCAATCCCTGAACCAACCAGTGTTGCATTCCAGCAGTTTGGTCGCACATATGTAAGCGATGTAACCTTCGACCCCAGAAACCTAATCAGCAATAACAGCTTTGGTATCGCTCCTGAGAACACGACGTTAACAATCACATATAGAAGGAATATTGACTCCTCTACTAATGCGGCTGTAGGTACAGTTACAAATGTTCTCACGCCTTCAGTGGATTTTAATGATCCAGACCAGACTACCGCTTCAAATCGCAAAGATGTAGTCGCATCACTAGAGTGCTTCAACGAAGAGCCAATCAATGCTTCCTCGGCGATTATGTCTCTAGAGGATCTAAAAGAGGTTGCTTTGGCATCTTTTGGAGCTCAGAGCCGTGCAGTAACAGCGCAGGACTATGAGGCACTATGCTATACATTGCCATCACAGTACGGCAACATTAGAAGAGCCAGAGCTGTAAGAGATGCTGATGCGAACAATCGAAACATTAACTTGTATGCTCTAGCATCGGACCAGAATGGTAAGCTATCAGCGCCAAACTCTGTAACAAAGAATAATATCAAGAACTGGATCAACCGTTATCGTATGATCGGAGACACAATCGACGTACAGAATGGTATCATTGTCAATATCGGAGTTGAGTTTAGTATTTCGGTATTGGAACCATACAACAAGTTCGAAGTTCTAGAGCAGGCAATTACAGCCGTACAGAACTTTTTTGCACGCCCATTCTTTATTGGACAGCCACTAAGTATCCTTGAGATCTACACCGTACTGCAGAATGTAGACGGAGTTGCAGATATTTCTAAAGTAAAGTTTGCGTCAAAGACTGGAACCGATTATAATAATAATTACATTAACTTGTCAAGATATACAACAACTGATGGCCGCAGAATCGTTCCGCCTGAGAACGTGGCATTCCAAATCAAGTTCCCCGGAACTGACATTAAGGGAGAGGTTAAGTAATGGGTATCAAGAGATTCTTCGCAGAGAAAGACAACACTATTACAAATGCTTTTGAGGCGAATCTCACTACTCGTGGGACAGGCTCCAATATGGGTGCTGCAGACATCCTAGAGGTATTCTCTATCTACGCACAGGCTAGCTCATCTGCTGGCTTGTCAAACGAGAAGTCCAGAGCCATTATTCAGTTCCCAGTTGATGACATTACAAATGCTCGCTCTACGGGCCAGATTCCTGCCAGTGGCTCTGTTAGTTTTTACCTCAAGCTAGCCAACGCCCGCCACGGCCAAACCCTTCCAAAGGGCTTTACGCTCGTCACAGCACCAGTTTCTGGGGCTGCTTGGACAGAGGGCGAGGGCCTAGATATGGAGAACTATTCTGACATTGGAGTCTCCAACTGGATCTCTGCTAGTGAAGGCGTAGGTTGGCAAACAGAAGGTGGAGACTATTATAGTGCTTCCGAGGTATCCCAGTTATTCGATAAGGGAACGGAAGATTTGGAGATCAATGTCACAAGCATTGTGGAAGACTGGATCGCAGGCACTGTTCCCAATTACGGCTTCGGCGTATTTCTGACTTCATCAGAAGAGAACTCCACAAGTCGCTCATACTACACAAAGAAGTTCTTCTCAAGAACCTCAGAGTTCTTCTTTAAGCGTCCAGTAGTAGAGGCTCGGTTCAACGCGACCGTGCAGGATGACCGTGGAAACTTTTTCTACTCAAGTTCACTAGCATCAGCTGAAGAGAATCTAAACACAATTTATCTCTATAACAGAGTCCGTGGCCGTCTACGGAACATTCCTAGCATCGGAACAGGAAACATTTATGTATCTGTTTTCTCAGGCTCCACAGAGCCAACAGGCTCTGCAATTGATCTAGTGGCAGATGGCACCCACGTTCTTCCGGGTGATCTAACAGTTGTAACCGGAGAGCACGTCTCAACAGGCATCTACAAGGCCACATTTGCCGCTACAGCAGCCGCAACACCTTTGGATACCCTATTCGACGTCTGGCACAATAGCGACCTCACAGTGCAGTTTAAGACCGGCTCAATCACGCCTCTTACATTGGACGCATCATCGGAAGCATATGCTGAAAGGTACATCAATAAGATTACTAACTTGAAGCCAGAATACTTTACTGACGAAACCGCTCGTTTCCGTGTATACACAAGGCCAAGAAACTGGCAGCCAAACATCTATACTGTAGCCCAGCAAAGACCAGAGACAACCATTATCCCTAGTTCTAGCTTCTCGGTCTATAGAATCGCAGACGATCAAAGCGTAATTCCCTTTGGAACAGGGTCTGACCTACATACCGTAATGAGCTACGATAGTAGAGGAAATTACTTTGATTTGGACATCTCAATGCTAGAGCCTGATTACGCCTACGGTATTGAGCTTTGCCACTATAATGACTACACAGGTGGCTGGGACATTCAAGAAGAAGTGTTCAAATTTAGAGTTGAAAAAAGACAAACCAAGTAATTAGTATTAGAGGGTAAGCTAATATGCCAAAGGCTAGAGATCTATTCGGCCCAAAGAAGGTCGTTGAGAGCACAAACCTCGAAGAAAACTTCAGTGATATTGAATCTCTAAGAAATCTTCGTGCAAAGACAGAACTCAAGAAGCGAATGATCCCTCGGATCGACTATGCGACCGCTTCAAACTTTGCCAAGTTTGGCTCCGCAGAACTCTACTACCAGAGTGCGATGGAGAACATCGCAAACCAGTACCCTTATGACGGCTCTGAGGCCGAAAAGGTAGAATTCCTTAACGCTTCGTCGTACATTGATCTATACATTTTTGAGAACGAGTACCCTCGACAGAATGGTTACGTAGTAATTTCATCAAACGGCTGGGGATCATCCACCGGTATTACCGATGGCTTTGGTATGCCAGTAGACCAAGAGTACATCTCCGTCAGAGGTAACCTAAACACAGCTTCTGCAGGTATGGTCGGCAAACCTCTAGCAGAAACCTTCAGCGGATCTAACATTTACGATGAGAACCCCTACGATACATTGGGCCTCACCGATTCTGGCAGGAACGGAACCCGCACAGATAACCTTCTTATGGACTTCCAGCGCGGAGTAACCCTAGAATTCTGGATGAAGAAGAGCGAGTTTTTGCCTTCATCGACACAGAAAGAGGTCGTATTCGACGTATGGAATAGCGCAGCTGACACCAGCGATTCATATGGTCGCATCACACTTTATATGTCAGCTTCAGCAGATGGTGCCAATCCTTGGCGTATGAATTTGAAGTCGGGGTCAGTCGGCTTTGCAGACATCAATCTAGGCACTTGGCAGACCACCGGAACACTTGCTGACGGCGAGTGGCATCACTATGCTTTCTCTGTTAAGAGCGAATCTGGGCAGTCTAGCATTAAGTGCTACCTAGATGGCGATCTCAAGAATACCCTTACATCTGCGATGGATCTAAGTGAAGTAACTGGTGCTATTAATGGTAGAGTTGGTGCTCTAATTGCAGCCCCATCTGGCTCCTCAGCGACAGCAGGCGCTGGCAAGCTTTCTGCTTCACTCGATGAATTGCGCTACTGGAAGACAGAGCGCAGCGCAGAAGACATTGGAAAGAACTACATCACCAATGTTTACGGCGGCGCAAACACAGATATTTCTAATACAGAGCTTGGTATCTACTTTAAGTTCAACGAGGGTATTGCCCTCAACGATACACTAGACGCTATCGTATTGGATTACTCAGGTCGCGTTTCTAACGGTAGCTGGGTAGGGTACCCCGGTCCAGCTGCACGAAGCACAGGCTCTGCTATTGTCCTAGCCGGCGCAGCCCCAGTAGAGTTTAGAGACCCAGTAGTATACAAGACAAACCCAGACTATGTAGCCAAACTAGAAGAGTTGACTGCTAGTGGTTCATACTACGACACACAAAATACATCCTTGTTGTTCAACACATTCCCTAACTTTGTTATTGATGGCGACAACGGAAACCTAAAGTCAACGATCCAGATTATGGCTAGCCAGTTTGACGATATGTACCTTGAGATGCAAGAAGTTAACAAGGTTAAGGATGTATCATACGGTCAGAACACAAATGTAAACGCTGATGTTGATTATAAGGCACACCCAAATATGGACCGTGTACTTCAGTCCATCGGTATCGACACCAATGAATTGTTCGAAGACCAGAGTCTACAAGAGTTTGCAAGGGCCAGAAACGACCTCCAGATCTTTGAAAAGGATCTAACTGACGTCAAGAACCAAGTCTACAGCAACATTTACAACAACGCTATGAACATCTTGAAGTCTAAGGGTACTGAAAAGTCTGTTCGCAACTTCTTGAGATGTCTAGGCGTAAACGACAGAGTTATCAATCTTAATATGTACTCCAGCAATAGAGAGTACGTAATCGAAGATCGCTTTGTCAACAACACAGAAAACAAGAAGTACATTGATTTTGACCGTGCAGACCACCTTCAGGCCACAATCTTCCAGACTGCTTCTTCGAATCCGAACACAAGAGGGCAGACATTCGTATCTGGAACAAACAATGTTTCTGCTTCGTTCACAGCGGAAGTTAACGTATACTTCCCGCGCAAGCGTACACCGGGCGAACCCGGATACTACACAACTAGTTTCTTGACATCATCAATTTTTGGTACTCACCGAGTTGACTCTAATGGATCATATGACTGGTTCCCCGGTGCTGGTGCTGATTCTAACTTCCAGCTTGTTGCATTGCGACCATTTGAGGACTCCAAGGATGCTCGCTTTGCTATCGTTACAAGATATGGCGGAACACTACTAACAACCGATCTATACAAGAATGTATACGATGGTAATGAGTGGACCTTTGCAGTGTCTTTGTTCAACAGCCAGCAAGACTATGCAGGCGGCCCGGACAATATGCCAGAGCCAACTTATTACATTGGACTTACTGGATACAATACAGAAGGCTACTTTGTAAAAGAGAGCTTTGCACAGAGCGCATCTATTGCCAACACTACATACGCACAGAATATCCTAACACAGGACAAACGATACTTCCTAGGCGCTGACCGCTTCAACTACTCTGGCTCAGTTCAGACAAATACCGATGTCAAGATCGGATACCTAAGACATTACGACAATACTGTTTTGACACCAGAGACCGTTGCCGTCCACGCAAAGGACAGAAATGTATACGGTCCTAACGATGCCTCAAGAAACATTTCTATGTTCAACTCCGAAGAGGCAACCGGGTCGTACTTCCCAGAAGTAAGCAGCTTGCTATTTAACGTCGACTTCCAGACCGTAACAGGCTCCGACGCCTCCGGTGGGTTCTTGGCAGTCGACTTCGCTTCAGGCTCTATTTCTGCTACCGAAGATATTAGAAATAACTACCCTGCAAATTACGCTGATAGTATTGCAACACAGTATGAGTTCTCCGGCTTCGGCTTTGAGGCTAGCAGCCAAGCTGCAGTTGACAACAGAGTGGTTGTCGGATCCGACATTCAGATGCCAGAGAGTCTATTGTCGACAGACTTGGTTAATGTGTTGACTTCCGATGATGAGGTGTTCACAAGGCAGTACAGTCCAGAGACACTTTACTCATCACTAGAGAAGAGCCTAAGTAATGCTTACTCAAGAGAGATTATCGATTTCTTGGGCAGCGCCCGCGAATTCAATGAAATCATTGGCGAAGCAGGTGCACAGTACAGAGGCGACTACGGCAAGCTACCTAATCTAAGGGACTTGTTCTTCCAGAGATTGCAGGCTGTAACAGACTTCAATAAGTTCTACGAATTCTACAAGTGGTTTGATGACAGTGTTCTTAACTTTATCCTCCAGCTAGTCCCAGAATCAGCGAACGTTCGTGACGGTATTCAAAACGTAATTGAAAGCCATATCCTTGAGCGCAACAAGGTAGTTACACAGTACCCTCTATTCCGTCAGGTAGTTGAGGACACCAACACCTTTGGTGCAACCCTACAGGGTGGAAACGACCTAGACTACAACTGGAAGTACGGCCACGCCCCTGTCGGTACCACAGCACAGTCAGAAAATACGCTCTGGTGGAAGAACCGTGCAGAGAGGGAAGGTGCCTCCGAGGCAGCCTCCGACAGTGCAGCCGTACAGATCGTATCACAGAACAGAAACCTTAGAGAGTACAGGAAGAACTTTACATCTGCAGGCTCCTCATACTTCAAGGCAGATTCAGTTAATAACAAGATTGCAGAAAATGTTTCTCTTGGTGTCGCTGCCTCCAAGACAGTGGCTGCTGGTGTCAACCCCGAAACCTCGAAGGACCCCGCCCTACTGAAGAGCGTGGTAAGTAAGTTCTCTTCCGAGCAAGACATCCGTATCCTAATCAACGGAACTGATGCCCCATCAGTCGACAATGATGACGTCGAACTAGATCTAGGCAAGAGAAAGAAAGAGCTTGCGATCTTCAGCATTATTGGAGAAGAGGCAGGCGAAGTCGCCGATTACTACAACTATAAAGTAGAGTCTTTCCTTCCGGCCACTATTTTGAGCGCTTCGGCAACTAGAAACGCTATGCTAGAAGATTATAACAGCGTAGCTGACACAAAGATTGACATTGGTAATATGCACCTAGATACCGTAATTGGTAATGAGATTCCTGCGCAGGGCGTCTTTTCGGAGACGCACGTAGGTGGTAACCAGCATCGCCACATTGACATTAACGCCGGATCAGACGATGCCACCAACCGGCCAGAATCATTTAAGCTGAAGGCAGGACAGACTGGCGGCAACCCTGTAATCTGGATCGCTGCTCCACAGGCTGCAGACGCCCAGACAGCAGCTCCTAACACTAATCTTCCTTATGCGGTCTACACCAGAGACGGACTCGCCAAGCGCCCTCTAAACATTAAGAATATTAAGTACAACTCCGGCTCACAAAACTACGGTAACTACAAGGAAGACTATGAGCTAATGCAGCTTGGTGGACGAACAGCTAATAACGTGGCGTTTGTGCAGGCTGGAGGATTTGGCACCGCAAGCATTGACTCTACCTTCGTAACTGGCGTGGTCGATTATACAAAGCCATCTAGGCCCGCGAGAAAGCACGTTATTGTTAACCGCTTCTCCGCACCCGGCGATGCCAATACAATGGGAGACAACCTAGGTGGTCCGGGCTTGGATTATGAGGCAGCTGAATATAGTCCTTACAATAATCTAAACTTTAGAAACCTTACTGTTCGCTTGCCACTAAACAAGAAGTTCCTTGTTGATAGGGCAAACAGCGGCGGGTTTAGCAGTGATAGTTCAACTCCGACCGGCGCTGTCAATTACAATCCTTCATATGTAATCTCTTCTTCTTACTATGGAAGCTCGTCACTTTACGGCGTCAATCGCGGAGTACCAAGCTTCCACAAGGTGCAGAGAAACGGAACACCTGTAAGAACACAGACATCAAGCGTAGACTTCGTGGATAACGGAACAGACACTAAGGTCCGCTACGATAACGCATACGTAGCCACTAGCATCCCAGCAACAGATCTAAGATACCAGTGGATCTCCTCTTCCATCGAGGGCACACAAAACGTTCTTGTATACCAAAGCTTCGATGGCGTGGTATCCACATCAGCCGGCTTGGTAAGCGAGCTTAATTTTGTAGCCACATCAGACAATAATCCGAACGTATCATTTGTTGGCGCTAACACATTCGTAACAGGCGCTGCAGATGTCATCTTCGTGCCTACTATCGATGCTTCCTCTCTAACTTTGAGCTACCCAGCAACTGGGACAGCAGGTACAGTCAACGATTACATCCTCGACGCCAACGGACCATACCAGTATGCTTCATTCAAGCAGCTCCGTGCAGGTGAGTCAAGAATCAATCGATACTTCAGAAAGAACAACCTCTTCAGCTATCCGGGTGCCGCTCGCGTATTTACTGACTCCAATACAAATATCGTCCGTACAGACAGTGGCCCAAAGACATTTGTAGCGACGCAATCAGTTATCACAAACCGATATGAGCCAGTTTTGCTTGAGGTAGAAATTGATGAAGCATCTCACGTATTGAGTGTTGAGAACGGCAACCAAAAGGTATACTTCTCACAGGACGACATCAATAAGGGCTTTGCAGTTGTAGAGAACTCAAATCAGAGTGCTTTTGACACCGTAATCAGCACTTTCGGAAGCAATGGTGGCATTGAGGTTAACAAGGTGACCTACCGCGAAACAGTATGGCCAACAGAAGAGAACTCATTCCTACAGAAGGTTCGTGAAAGAATCGGATTTGAGAACAACTTCTGGAGGGACACAGCAGCTAATAGACAGTCCAAGGGCCGTCGAACAGACACTCGCGGCAAGCGCTTTGGCGTAACAGATCCTAACTCGCTATACGGTCGTTCATCTTGGGACCTAGACGCATACCCCGGCTTCGAGACCACGGAATTCATCAGCGCACCAGCGAGCGAGCAGACAAGTAAGGCGGCACAACCTTCAGCTATCAATTCTGACTCCGGGCTAGGAAACTCTGGCATACTTCAGAATTACACTACGTTTAGTAAGATTAGATACTCTGGCGGTACAACGGGCGAGCGAAAGCAGCCTGCCCTTGGTGGAGCAACACCTCTCAATGTGCAGCCAATGCTGGCAAGAAACCACTTTATCCAAGACCCCCGCTCAGCAGTATCAAAGCACGGTATGCAAATTGAGCTTAGCGGTGGCACAGTAGTTCAAAATCTTCCAAAGCCTCCGGGTGACGAAAACAATCATATTTATTCTTTGCTTGGCTCTGGTTATGCAAAGTGGGAAGCCGGCATACAGGCAGGTCGTTACATATATAGTGGTAGTCAAGTCGTGTTTGTTGATGAGCCTTCAAGCCCCTTCGACGATACATACGACGATTACGCATACGACGTCAAGACAAAACGAAAAGATATGTCAGTCATTCCAGAGTACATCTCATCTGATTTTGTAGGAACAGACTTGCAGGCTGCAGATGTATTTGATTCTGCTTCGTTCAACAGCAATTTCTCAATCAAGCTGGCAGACAGCGATGACACCGGTGCCCGCTCACTTCTAAGGGGCCTACCTACCGACTCGTCAGAAGCAGGCTTCTTTGATATTTACTCACATAGTGACTTCTTGAAGCATTTTGAGGAAGTCAAGCAAGTGTCGGCTGATAACGGACTAGAAGAAAATCGATTGACCCTTAAGTTTAGAGGAGTTAAGAAGTTCTTGCCATATGATGGCTTCTTCCCTGCCGAAAGAGCAAGGAAGGTCGCAGAACAGTTCTTCGATACCTATGGCGAAGAGTCATTTATTATCCCTGCAGAGTCTAAAGCCTCAGCCCAGTACTCAGAGACTAATAAGTTGCGCCCGATCTTGCAGACTATGTTCGCACCCGGACTTATGTTTAACGCAATCAAGTCAGGTATGGCAGTAGATTATCCGATATTCACTGGCTCATATGATGAAGACTTCCGCTTGATTGCAAAGGACCTCACCCTTGATAGTACTGCAAACGGCAGCACAGTCAAGAGAAACGAAGTAAGATGTATTGGTACTTCTAGCTTCCAGCACAGAGTTCCTTTTGAAGCACTCTACAAGCCAGAGCTACTGCAGGGCTTGACAATCTTTGATAATGAGCCAACACAGGTCACCAACATTGGTGGCTTGAACTCCGGCCAGAGACTTCGCAATATTGTGAGCTTCAGCGACACTAACAATCTATACATTAATATTGTCAACAACTACCTCGCAGAATCTGTAAACTTCTTCTTGGCCGACGGAAGAACAACAAGAATTGTTTCTCGTCCACAGAAGGATTTCTTAACAGTCACACCGGGCAAGGCTTATGGTATGCGTCTCAAGATGTATAGGTCTCTTGATGTGCCAAAGATGTCTTCTGGTAGTCACGGAAACTACCCAATTCCGCAGATCGTCTCCGAGGGCGCGAGAGGTCCGAAGGCTTATATTTATATCAATGATGGTCTCATCGGAGGTAATTACAAGGCACTCCTATACCCTTCTTGTGTCTCTTCTGACCGTGACGCCAATTATGATACAAACTTTACAGCATCATTCACATTCAGTAGCTCGGCTGGGTCTTGGACTATTACGGGCTTGTCAGCTGACAATGCTAACGCCGCACAGGACGATGAGTATGATGCTGGAGGAAACAGCTTCCAGTTCACGACAGAACAATATGATGCAGCCACCGAAGAGCCTCCAGTACAAAACATTGAAAATCTAGCAAACAACTTGGTAAATGTTATCAACCTTAATTCGGATTATAGTGCTAGATCACTTAATCAAAGTATTGGATACGCCAATATGCCGGGTGCATCCGGCTCTGGCGATCCTTGTAATGGCGGCGTACCTAGCACTAACCTCGCCACCTTTACAGTAATCGAGATCTCTTCAAACTTGCTAGAAAGCGGAATTGAGTTCGCCGTCTCTAATAGTGCGGTACCTAGTAATACCGATAACGCTCTAGATAACTTCTTCTTCATTAGTGACACGTTGCTCACGGAGATTGATGAAGACATTACTACACAAACCGATGATTCAAAGGCTAGAATTGCCACTGGCAGCTTCTCCCTTAATGTTGATTTGGTAGGTTACAGTAGGCCAACATTGACAATGTATTCTAGGCCGACAGCCTTCGGTCCTCCTACAATGGGCTTTGCAAATACCGAGACAAATGCTGCTATCTTTTCTGGAGCATACGATAGCGTTAATGGATACAATATGCCATTTACGCCTCCTTACTACGATGGCGAGTCTTGGATGGACATTATTTATATTCCGCCCGGAACTTCTGCAAGCGGCTCGTCTGCTGTAGTGCCGGAAGGCTTCAAGCCAGTATTGACCGGTGACCCGACCACCAGTAAGCAGTTGTTTAATTTCCCAGATGCCGCAATTTCTGGCACTAATGAGGATGACACCTTTGCAACTCGGCAAGATGGCTTGTTCGTGAAGTACTGGCGCTTCGATCAAGACGCAGGCTCAAACCCCGGAACTACATACGCAGCACAGGACGGAAACCTAAACAGCAACGCTATGCAGCTATCTGCTAGTGTCAACGCCTTTAATGTAATCGGAGAAGGCGATGACGCAAGGTGGTCCATTGATCTTAAGTTCGAGGCACCAATTGCTAACTTTGGCCACTTGGCCGGCTACGACTCAGTTACGCAGCCAAATGGCGAGTTGTCTGCATCTGTAGGTAGAGGTATGTGGCATCAGTTTGGGCGCATTCCAAAGGAAGACGAAGGAATTTACCTTAAGGTTGAGAGAATCCCTAACGATTGGCTCGATAATCACCCATCTGGCACTATCGGTACTGGCCGCGATTACACTGGCATCGGCTCCGCCTCAGTAGGCGAAGCCTATACAGTACATCCATTTGGAGATAAGACAGTATCGGTATCTCCAAGGGATAGTATTTCTTTGGCTAATGTTTGTGGGTTCAACACCAAGCCTGTCAAGCTAGGTAAGCTACGCGAGTTCAAGGTTGTAAAGGAAGCTGTCGTTGCCGTTCCATTCCGTAATGTTAATGGTACAAAGAAGCTATTTAGCCTCCTAGATGGAACAACCGAGACCAAGAATAGGGTCGATAATTTGATTTCTTCTATCAAGAATGGCGAAACAGACAGCTCAAGCATCGCACAACAGGTGCAGAAGATGTTGGACTACAATTTCCCACCATACTTGGACTTCATTACCTACCCAGAGAAGGTTGAGCCTTACGCAGCATATGTCTTCGAGTTTGAGCATACATTTAGCAAGGACGACCTAAACTACATTTGGCAGAACCTAGTGCCGCCTTCAGGCAAGTCAATTGAAGAAGTCGAGTCTGTAGTATCGCACGTACTCAAGAGCGACGAGATTCTAGGCAAGTATGACGGCACAGAATCCGATACCGTTATTCCAAGCGATATTCAGTGGATGGTGTTCAAGGTCAAGCAAAAGGCCAAGACTAATTATGATAGAGACATCCTAGGCGCAGACATCGAAGAAGAAGGTCAGCAGATCTTCGGCTACAACTGGCCATACGATCACTTCAGCCTTGTAGAGGTAGGAAAGTTGGACGTAGAAGTTGACCTAGAAGACAAGGAATGATAAGGAGAACATATGACTTTCTTTAATCAAAAGCAGGATGTTCTGGAGTTGAGGCTCACTAACTATGGCGAAAGCCAGTTGGCCAAGGGCAAGCTCCGTCCCTCATACTATTCCTTCTCTGACGAGGACGTCATCTATAACTTTTCTTCATCTGCCGAAGAGCTACAGAATGAAGTCGACGGCAGAATCAAGCTCGACACTCCGTATAGAAAGGTGCAGAAGAATCGGTTTTCAAACTCTAGAGATGCCAAGGCAGGCAACATCGTCGGTGTAGATTTCGAGTCCGAGATGGCCAAGATGAATTCTGTTGGCACCTGCGCATCGCAGAATAGCGGAAGCTCTGCGTTGAAGGTCATCGTCCTAGGAAACGAGATTGAGGCGTTTAGCAACTTCTACACATCATCAGGTGACCAGAGAGTGGCACTGCCTATTCCGCAGATCGATGTTAATATCGAATTCCAGTCTATGATTGATAGGTTTGGCGCAAAGAAGACTCCTTTTGAAGTCGATGATGGCCTCAGCGAGCAAGACATCTTTGCTGACGGCGGATCCGTGTATATTGCATCACAAGAGATCACTTTGATGATCGAAGAGCAAAATACTTCTGTAGGCTTCGAGAACTTTGAGGTTGAGGTATTTGAAATTGTAGACGGCGAGCCTAACTACCTAGGAGATCAGCCGCTCCGTAAACTTCAGTTCATCAAGCAAGAAGATGACATTAGGGTCGATGACAAGGGACTATACATCACGGAAGATGAACAGAGAGAAAGAAAGAGAGCAATTGGCTCTGTAAGACAAACGACAGATAATGTAGAGTACTATTTTGACGTATTCACGGACACCTACAATGAAATCCCAGACAGCTTCATTTGTAGTCTAGTATCAGAAGTTAAGACTGGTGACTTCGCCCTCGATGCCGAGCTACGCGAGCTTTGCTCTAGAGATCAAATCGCAGTTACTGACGACAAGGTATACATTAATGGGTTGCCTTCTTCCGACGACTGTTAACCCCAAACTTACATAGGAAACTAGTTAGTAAACGATGGCATCTTTTAATATCACATCACTAGAAGACACAATTGTCCCTTCCGCATACATTGAGGAAGTAGTCGTAAATTACGATACCTCATTCGCTCTTGGCGTAAACAACAAGCAGGGAACAAGGTACATTGACAAGTACGGAAACGAGAAGTTCTCAGTTAGCCCTCTAGCATCTGGCGAGCAGGTACCAGAAAGAAACTTGGCACTAGACGTAAAGATGTTCTTGATGCTCACAGAGAAGGTGTATAGAGATCTCTCGGATAGCAAAGAGTTGAAGTCACACATCTTGGTGGCCGACACTAACAAGAAGATCAATCTTTTGCGCGGAGGGGAATACTCCTTCGCAGAGATTCAGAACTTGATTTCTCAAAAAGAATTGTACCACCAGACAGTCTCATTCGCTTCTGTAGAAGAGAGGGCAGAAAAGGTGATGCTTGATGGCAAGACTTTCTATAGATTGCCGTATGAAGCTTCTATCGTCCTAGAAGAGGCCAAAAACGTCGCTGTCTTTGCCTTTACTACTGCGCAGGACCTAAATAGCAGAACTTTGAACAGCAAAGGGCAGCTTTATGGCCGTTTGACAGGCGAAATTGTCCTTTTGGACGGTACAGTACCTAACGAATACTACTATTTTTCCGACACAGATAACCAAATTTGGGCTGGATCAGTACATTCTGGCACGCAGGCAGGCACATATTCTGCTGGTTTGAAGGAAATCAGTGGCCAAAATGAGGCCCTTGTAGCCCAAAAGACAAGTGTGTACAAGGTATTTGACCGTAGATCGGTCGATATTGAGCAACTTTTCGAAGAAGTAAAGGACGAATTTAGCTTCGAGGCCGAAGCAAAGGTGTTTGAAGACACAAAGACCTCTGAAAAGCTAACATTTGCAGCTAAGACCTCTGGCCTCAGTCCGATTATGAGCAGTATTGTTAGAAAAGAAAGGACAAAGGTATCAAATGTTCCTGTAAGATACGTCAGTAACTTGATGTTCATCGACGCAGAGCAGATCTTGAGAGAGAATTCAAGATACGCTAGCCTACTAGACAGACTAGATGACAATGAGTTCAATTACGCCCTCCGAAGCACCACACTTGACTTCGTAGAAATCTCTAGAACCTCCATTTACAGGAGTGAGGAAAATGATCAAACAATCATTAACACCTCTTTCCGCCCCGGAGAATCTAACGCAAAATCACAAACAAATAATGTTGCCAACTCTCTTATCTCTGGTGGTAACTCCTTTACAACATTCGCATACCTAGAGGAAGAGGACAGCAACTCATACGGCCTTCCTATGAAGAAGTTCAAGGCCCTAACCTTTGTTGACGAGGTACCAACTTCTTTGAGAAAGTCAGACTTCTATTACACTGTCAGACTCCAGATCGCAGATGGAATTGGCAAGTTCATAGAGTCTAGAATCGACACAGTTAGAGAAAAGCTCCTAGCATTCAAGTCTTTGTACGCTAAGCTCAGTAACCCTACCTTCTCCGATACGGAAGGCAACTTCAACGCACGAGCGAAGAGCAAGCAAGACGACGCAAAGTTGGTTGAAGTCCTTTCGGAGATGGTTTCTGCAATGAGCTTCTTCTTCGACCTCAGTGACAAGACCACTGCTTCCAATCTTTTGAATGCTACTTACTTTGCGTCTAATACAGAGACTGGCAATATCTACGAGATGGACAAGGCTTACAGAACATACGAGAAGCTATACAGCTTCCTAGTAGATCAGTTCTCATACGGCGCAGAATCAGCCGGGAACCTTAATATTGAAGCTTCCAGTGCTTCTGGAAAGTTCAAGAATATCGAGCTTGAAAAGATTTCCAACATCATCAATCTTAACTTCGACCGTGCTGTAGGGCTCAAGTTCATTGATACCTATAATCCTATGTACAATAGGGAAGGCATTTCTGGCAAGATGCCACTTTTCTTGCCAGCAGTTTCCAGAAGAGTGCTGAAGTCTGACACTAGAGTAGACACATCGTTGTCAAATCCAGACACAACAGATACTTTCTTGACCTACTATAATCTCCATTCAGTTCTTTTGGACAGAGATTACCTTATTCGCAAGGCTGCCTTTAGTGACACGATGGGCAACAATGCGGACTATATCGAATACCTTTCTATTTTGCTAAACGACTCAATCAAGAAGTCAAAGCATCAGATTTATGTCGGTGAGTTACCGTACTCCACCACCAAGAAAAAGAATGCCAAGAAAGTCAAGCTTGGTGAAAGAAACAGAAACTACGAGTGCTATATTGGACTACTAGAGTCTTTGGCAACGCTTGGCATTTCTATGGACGCCAACATCATTGCAGAGTCACTAGACGATGGCCGCTTTGAAGTAAGCAACTCTGAGCAGAAGAGCCGTTTTGTCGATCTTGACTTTGTGTCTTCGAAGATTCCTTCTATGATTTCAAAGATTGTCCAGAAGTCTTACATCAATGAGAATGCCCTTGGTATCCTGCCAGACAACGTAGCCAACCCGTTCACCTCCTTGGTCAACGCATCAGCCGGCCAGATCCCGTTCCAGTTCACAAGTTTGGGAACAAATTCTTCGAATGTGCTAGGAAATGATAAGGTTGTATTTGCGAACGATAAGTTCAGTTTACTTGACAAAGATGTCTTGAGCTATTATTATTATAATTATGCAACTTTGGGAACTGTCAAAGTTATCGTTGATTTTGAGCAAGGCTCAATGACTCCAATCTACAGGGAGCTCACAGCTGAAGAGCTAAATGAGCAGAACCTTGGTAGGAACACTAAATATATCTGCAAGGTAGATATGTATAGCAACCCACGATTGTTGACCAACATCTTTACTGGTCTAGATACAAAGATCCTAGAACAGCATTTTGCTGTAATTCAGGGCGCTCCTATTCAGGAAAAGCTAGACCAGTCTGACCTAATTAACGAAAACAACATTGAAGCTCCTAGAGTACCGCAGGTATCTAATACGGTGGCCGCTGCAATCGAAGACCTTTCGAGAATCAATAGTGTAGGGTTTAATATCTACGAGAAATACTTCTCCTCTTCACTATTTGTTAAGCAGCCCGTAGAGGTTACAGAGTTGCGATTTGAATTTGATCGCAGCAAGTAAAGGAATCTATAATGCCTAAGAAAGTCACACTTGTAAATGATGAGCTACTTAACTTCGACCTAAAGGATCCTTTTGTTACCAATTTCGGATCTTGGGATCGGAAGAAAAGAAAGCTTGCATACGAGTACAACAACGATATTCCCGTCAATATTACTATCGAAGATGTCAAGTATAAGAAAGTTTCTAGCACAGATTCAATCGCAGATGCTTTCTACAAGGTTGAGTTCAATGTCAGCCCTACAGGGGACGACAACAAATTCCGTCAAGCAATCGGAAGCATCGTACTAGATCGAAGGTACTACGATTATGCTACCGAAATCACAATGCCTGATGAGGCTTCTGACGTTTTCGATGCCAATGCAGACAGCAACACAGCAGCTGTCCCAGCAGTAGGCGTGCAGATGGAATATCTTCGAGAGAACATCGCACTTGAAGACACTGTTAGCGATGTAACAGATGAAAAGATGCTCGTTAACTACTACGAGCCGCAGACAGAGGGCATTAGTAATAGAAACTCTCTGATTAAGATGGCCAAGGCGGCCCTACTACAGGACGCTGCACAGCGCACTAAGTACACAAACGTCATTATCCCGCCCGAAAGTGTTGAGAATATCAACGAGACCAACACATTGATTAGAAACCTAGAGCGCCAAAGCTACGATGCTGAGAGCCTAGACTACACGTCAGAGCTAGCATACTGCGCTAGAGTCTCTATGAAGGACACTAATGGCAGCATCGAGCAGGCCCAAGAGCTGGTAAAGGTTGCTAACAACCTAATGTTCTTCCCTGAGATCCCCGAGAACCCTTCAGAGGGCGACATCGGAACACTACTAATGCGCTGGCACGCAGAGAGCCCAGAGACTTTTGTGCAGGAAGGGAAGTATGTGGCAGCGAACCCAGCAGGCGTAGCGACAAACAAAACATACGAGTCATACTCATTGCTTGAGTGGCTTAACGGCGTAGCACCTGCATCGGTTGGTGACCTAGATAGCGGCACTTCTGTAGTAGACTATGTAAGAGATCCTGCAGCAAGCACAGATTTGGCAATCAACAATTACGATAACAAGCTAAAGTTCACCAGAGCGCTCTCCACAGTTGCGCAGAAGTACATTGATGAGTTTTTGGCCGGTAACGCTGCAAAGAGAGTTGAAGACTCGTTCGTTGGTAAACTCGGCAGTTCAGAGATCCTGTACTACAAGGTGGATAAGTTTGAGGGTAATAGCTCCACTGGGACACCACTACAGACCTTCTATGTTCCAAACACGGCAGAAAATATTGAGTACATCGACTCGCAAGTCATCTATGGCAGAGAGTACACCTACGTAATCAATTATGTTGTAGCCATTCACGGCTGCTCATACGAATACAAGAACTTGCGTGAGAATGATGACGGTACCTATAAGCTAGTAGCGCACTCATACCCAGAGCTCCGCGTAGTGGTAGTGCCAGCGTTTATCCGAACAGCTGCGATGCTCTCACCTCCTCCAATGGTGCCAGAGTTTGAAATCTTGCCGATCAGACGTCAGGAAAATAGAGTAAAGATTGTGTTCTACTCTAGGTACGGCTCCGAGGTCGCACGACCAATGACCCTTCAGAACGCTGACGGGCAGCTTGTTAATCGCTATTTGAGAAACGGCTATATGAATAGCAGGAACGGCGAGCTTGTATATGAGAGCAGGGTTACAAACGAACAGTTTACGATCTTCACCACGTCAAGGCCGCCACAGTCCGAGACAGACTACAGAAACTTTAGAGACAATGTGTTTGCCACAGTATCTACTAGAGCATCAGATTCTGACCTCCTTGCAGACTCTGCGGCTGTTGTGCTGGAGCTTAAGCCTAATAAGAAGTACTACCTTACAGCGACCGCCAAGACCCGTCTAGGTATGTCTTCTAATCCTACAGGTATCTTCGAGATTATGTACATTAACAAGGATGGCATCTCCAGAATTGAGTATGGGGAGTACACAAAGCCCGATGTACGCGAGGAGTCCAGCAGAGAGACAAAATCACTAACTAAGTTTGTCAATATCCGACCAGTCTTTGCACAGGTTACACCAAACCTAGAGAAGTCAAAGCTAGCAGATGCTGATGGAGAGCTCGAAACTAGTAAGGGTAAGGAAGTATTCTTGGGCGTGAAAGAAGATTCACTATTCGGTGGTCCGGGTGTTGGTAAGAAGTTCAAGTTCCGCTTCAGATCAAAGAACACTAACAAAGCCTTCGATTTGAATGTGACCTGCGTAAACACCAAGGTCGAGTCTGAGTTCTCGCGAGAGGACGATTCTATTAAGATGGCCCCGGAATTCGACCAACTTACACAAGAAGATATTGAAACCGCAAGAGAAAGATCGAACCCCGGATACCCATTTGGCGGTGCGGTACAAGCGCCTACACAGTCGCCACCTTCCAGTAATAGTACAAGCATTTTGGTTGTTGGTGGTGTAGATAAATCCAAAAAAGTAGTTGCATCTTTTGAGGAAGATGTTATTACTAATGAAAGTGGTAATTCGCTAGACCAACAAAGCGAACAAATAACAGATCTTTTCCCAAGCGGAAACTAATTATAAATTGAAATAGCTCGCGTTTAGGAGAACAAATGGCTTTTCTCGACAATTCAGGTGATATTATTCTAGATGCCGTGTTGACTGACACAGGCAGAATGCGTTTGGCGAAGGGCGACGGCTCCTTCAAGATTGTAAAGTTCGCACTTGGCGACGACGAGATCAATTATACACGATTTGATCTTAATCACCCAAGCGGCTCTGCATACGCAGACCTCGAACTTCTACAGACACCAGTACTAGAGTCCTTCACCAATAACACTTCTTTGATGAACTCAAGACTAGTAACCATTCCTAGAAACAATCTCCTATATCTACCAGTTGTTAAGCTCAACGAGAATTTCGCTGGCACAGCTAGAAACACAGAGATCAGTCAGTTTGCAATTGCAGTCAACGATGCAACTGTAAGCACTTTCGCATCCGGCTCTGGCGTCATCGACGGCACAGGCGCTGGCAACATTGATAACAACATCCGCCTTGATCAGGGCCTAGATACTTCCGCTATCTCCCCTACTCGTGCGCTTGACCCACTCCTCGTTGAAACACAGTACATCCTAGAGATCGACAACCGTCTAGGCTCCATCGTTTCAATCCCAGAGAAGGGCAATACAGTTGCTCCTCTATCCTTTATCGACGATGACCAGATTGCAACTTACGTTCTATCTCTAGATGCTGACCCTGATTTTGTTGATTCTATCACCAACACAACAACTGGCGGCAACCAGACTATCGCTGGCCCTCGCGGAACCAGACTACGCTTCAGCGTTCAGGCTTCTTTGGAGCTAAACGCCAGCGCATTCTTGTTTGACCAGTTGGGCTCCGAGACCACGCTTCTCGGCAACAACGTTGATTCAATCGACACAGTAATTCGAGTAACCGGTGGTACCACTGGCTACCGCGTTGACGTTCCAGTAAGATTCATTAGAAACCGCTGATAAAAGGATTAAAAAATGGCTAACACTTTTAAGCTAATTCGCAATACCGATATTACCTCTGCCAAGACAAACTTGCACGAGTCAATTCCACTAACTGGAACCATCGCTTCAGGTACATACGCAGACGAGAACATCAAGAATTACGCTCACGGTATGTTCCAGTCAGTATACGACTACCCTTACCTATCATCATCAGCGAACCACGTTTTCGATGTTACTTTTGGACTTTCAGCGGACGTTGCCTCAGTTACTTCACAAGAGCAGAAGAAGCGCAACATTTATCAGCAGTTCGCACAGACTTTGGTAGGATATGACGTAACTGGCTCAATCCGCGACTTTGACATCGACGGTATTCTCGGAACTGGCTCAACAATGGACTACATTGCTGCTGTTCCTTTCTCCCGCCTCCTAGTCAAGGATGAAGTCAAGAAGGGCTCATTTGAGGTCGAGCTTGGCGTCGCAGCTAACTATGCCAAAGACGGCTCTGTATTCACAGAGCGTATCAAGGTCTTTGACTCCGGCGCGCTAAACAGCTACAAGATCAACTCCCCAGCCGGCGAATACGGTCTCCTCTACGCGACCAACTCTGCTGGATCACCAATCAACGGTACCAACATTCAGGCTGGTGGTGCTGATGCACAGCCAGTTGGCCTAGTTTATTATCAGGCCGGCGTTGCGATCCTCAATATGAAGGCGCTAACAATGACCGGCACCGACGAAGACGGCATCTTGTCTTCCTCCGTTGAGTATAATGTGGGCGAAGATGACTTTGTGGATGCTGTACTTACCGATAACATTGAGCAGATTTCTGATGACCTCCGTGTTCGCTTGTACAACCTTTCCTTCAACAACACAGTAGAGCTTAACTCAACCATTTACTTCTGCCGCGCAGATCACAACGAGTTCAACTACTCTGCTAACCCAACCTATCTTGACTCCTCACAGATTCGAGTCAAGAATAACTCAAACGACACGCCAGTAGCGTACTTCACAACTGTTGGACTTTACTCTGCTGACAATGAGTTGCTAGCAGTAGCCAAGCTCTCCGAGCCACTTCGCAAGGATCCAACACAGAACTACACTATCCGCGTCCGTCTAGACTACTGATGCGATATGTCCATCTACAAACTTCAAAACGATGACATTCTATTCAACACTCTAAAGACTCACCCAGAAAATGAGTTCTTTATCTATAGTGGTAGTATCTACTATCAAAACCAAAACGCGATCTCTGGCGCAAACGTAGACAACCTGTACGGAATCCCAACAGGCTACGTTTCGCTATATCAGATTAATGTAGATAGAGCTGCATCTGATGTCGTATATCCTTTTGTGACAAAGGGTCGCGATTCGCTATTGAACGATCCGATCTTCAAGAACGTATCACAGGACGATTACAAGAAGGCTCAGCCGGGAACTACCTTCACCGGATCTTACGACATCTCTGCCAGTATCTCTAGGGAGCACTTTACAGCCAGCCATCTTGAGGTAATGGAGGCAGCCAATGCCGCTGTTATCAACGCTAACAGAAACAAGGCCGTTTCAGACTTTCAGAATGCTGAAGAGATTCGTCCTTTAATCTCCGCCAGCACACTCAAGTCGCTGGAAGCCACACTAGACTATAATGCCTTCCAGAGTCCTCACTTCTTTTATTCTGCCAGTATTCAAGACGGCCCACAGAGAGATCTAGATGTAGTTCAGTCAACACTTATCTCTATCCCAAGCGTATTCTACGGCTCCAAGATCAAGCCAGGATCAGTAAAGTTGGACTATTATGTCACTGGAACTTATATTGGTAGCTTGGTCGATAGCAAGCAAAATGGTGAACTTATTCAGGTAAGCAGTAGTTACGCTTCTGATCGTAATGGCTCTGTCGCTGGTGTCGTGTTGTACCGAGAGGGATTTATTCTACTCACAGGCTCATACGACCTTAGCGCGCAGAAACACCCAGTTGTAGGCGACCCTACTTCAAACGCGCAGTGGATCCACTGGGGCAGTAGTCTAAATATTACTGGCAGTGATCCAATCTCGGCAAATAAGCTTTCCTTTGAAGGCACTAGGTACACACATACGAACACATACTTCACCACACTACCAAAGGCGCAGCTGAACTGGTCAAACAACCCTACATACCTAGAGCGCCCTGCTAACGCGATTGAGGGCCTAGGGTTCAGAACAGGCTCTGCATTTGCTATCGAAACAGAAAGA